GCCAAACTGTTGAAGCATGGGCAAGCTCTTCTTGGCAAGAGCTTGGGCAGCATCGGGATTTGATACAAGGAAGCTGGTTAGAGGATTTTCGTATGCCTTGTCAATCATTTGCTTCAGGTGCGTCCCCTCTCCCTTCGGATTAGCTATGAAGGCTGCTTCGACAAGCGCAGATCGTAATTGTTCTACTGTTAACTGACCGTTCTTAAACCTCTGAGTGACTTTATCTAATATGAGCCTCATCTCGCCTGGTGTCGCTGCTATTAATGTTTCCTTTGGGATATTTAATCTTTCGCCAGCCCAGTAAGTATTATCACTTACCTGCGGGTAATACCCCCCATGTCCTGGAACTCGATATTCAGGCATAGGTACTGGAATAGCGTCTCCCCAACGACCATCTACCGGCGGCTGATATTCCGGTATAGGGACTGGCCTGGAGTTAGGGAAATGAGGATCTGGCCGATGCCTATATTCAGGCATAGGAACGGGTCTACTTAGTGGGTATCGCAACTCAGCTAGATAATCAATTTCCCTACCTGGGTCATCTTTCGGGTTGTAAGGAATAAGCTTCTCCAACTCCTTTGGACCGTTTGGATGGCGTTCCCTCCATCCGGGTCTATATTCAAGATCTATAAATGTCGAATCATCCTTGTACCCCGGATCTGGCCATTGATTCCATCGATGCTTATGAACACGTTCGTGGCTATGGGCTAAATCCAGCGGAATGAACTCCGACTCGTCTTCACTAGGGTTATATGGCTTAATAGGTTCAAGCGTTGGCGGCCCGCTAAAGCCATCCATCCCTGGTTTGAGGACAGGATGTTTCCATTCGCGACCGCCAGGCTTGGGAATATAAACAAGCTCTTCTACGCTTGGATTTTGTCCTGCGAGTCTAAACATTAATCAATTGCTCTTTAGCGGAAGACGGGCATATTCCCCTAACTAATTGAATCTCTGTGAGGTCCATCTTCTCACCAGAGAGGTTCTTCTCGAGGCATAGGAGGACCCCAGAGAGGTTCTTCTCGAGGCATAGGAGGACCCCAGAGAGGTTCTTCTCGAGTTGGATACTCAGTTGAAGAACCAGCGCCAGGGACAGGAGGACCCCAGAGAGGTTCTTCTCGAGTTGGATACTGAGGGCTAGTACCCCTTGGATGCTCAATCTGAGGGCTAGTACCCGGAGGCTCTTCTAAAATTCCACGAATTGCACGCGCCAGGTGCATTTGGGCGATGTGCTGGTTAACTGCGTCAATAAACTGAGAATGCTCGGTAGCTTCGGCTGGAGCTGGTGCTCCCTGATATTGATCAGGAAAACCACCAGCAGGAGAAGGCGCATAGGGGTCGCCGTGATACCAACCCGGATTTGTTTTATTCATATTCCAGTGCTCATGGCCAAGAGGAACTTCAGCAGGCTCGGATACCTCACCAAATTTAAATCCTGGAACTCCGGCTCCCAGTTGGACAGCACCAGGCCCGTAAGCAGACATGACTTTATTTATAAGACATCGAGTCTATTTTAACCTTTATTTACACTCCTGGATTTTTTTTAGGGCAGCTGTTAGTATATTACTAGTCAAAAACTTTACCCCCAAAATACCGCCAAGATACCTAGACCCTTCTCGCCCCCGCCGTCGCCCAGCGCGTATATATAAAAAAAAGGGGATTGCGGGCAGGCTGGAAAATTACACATTGTGGGTAGGCATAAGTACCTAGGTGTTTATACCTATGAGTATCGATACCTAGGGTGAGTAGTTATACCTATCATCATTTGTACCTAGGTACATATACTTAATTTTTAAAAGTAATAATCAATAAGTATTAATACTTAAGTATAAATGCCTAAGTATACATACCTAATTGTTACACTACTTAACTAAGTATAAATGCCTAAGTATATATACCTACTTGTTATAATACTTAACTAGGTAATTATACCTAATTTAACGTAAACACTAGGCCGATTGTTAAGAAATTGTTAAGGAATGCCATTATGTTGACATAATCGAGTATGATGTAATTAGGTCACGCGACCTAAGTATTTTTACTTAAGTCGGCGAATGTTTAATTAATCCTTAAATGTTCCGACAAGCTGCCTTAAGTAGCTAGACTTCAGTTAGCGAACGACGCGGACTGTGAACCTTGTTAAGACAGATTGGTGATGAGCCAACGTCGCAAGTGAAGAACCAGACCACGAGACGCCGCGAAACTTAACTTGATAATTGAATAATGTGCACAGGTCACCCGCTCAATGTGGATGTGTATACCCGCGCGCCCGAACTAGAACCGGTTTAGGTTCGCGTATCTGTCTACACAGCAGGTACGCAGGGGCCCGCAGGGAAGGTGGGCAGGGAATTCCCTTCCTATCATCAATCCGGATGGACAGAACTTGGACACGAACTAGAACCGGTTTAGGTTCGGTGCGTTGTGTGCTCTTTATGAGTGCTTTTACTTTTAAGTCTTTCCTTCCGGGTTGTTGCCTACCGGCCGCACAATCAACCTACTAGGTATTTATTACCAGCTGAGCGAATTTGGTCATGATCATTAATGATCAACCGGAATAAATTGACCCTCTCCTTGAGCCATGACGGCTGAATGAGGGGCTCACGCCTCTCTTATCCACACCGGTTACTCACCATGACCCCCCAACTACCTGAGCTGCTTGATTCTTCAACGTTGACCGTCGATCAAACGGTGTTCCTCATAGACGCCGCGGCCGAGGTTATTAAAGCCTTACGCGAGTTTAGAGCGAATACAGGCGAAGATCTTTGGTACAACTGGGAAGAAGAAGAGCACCCAATCGTTGGTGTCCTAGACAGTCTGGCTGATCTCGAATACACCCTCGAGAAACACGAAGACAAAGAGGACTGACTCACTCCCGGAGGGGTTCCTTAATTGGTCCCCTCCCTGAGTGGTTCAAACCACTCATTCACACCACACCCCAAACCTGATGAAATCTTTAAACGATCTCTTTGCTTACGCAAAACGTCAAGCCCGTATCAATACCCTTGACTACGGGACACGGGAAGCATGGCAACAGGACAAGACCCGTAGAGATTCAGACCGTAAGAAAGTTATGAGTCGCTACGGCTTTCTGGGAGACACACCCCTAATGGTGGGGAGGTCCAGCAATGGCCGCCTAACGGTGGATGCAAATGATTTTGACTACACCGCCGGGCAATACCCACCTACTGAAATATGGGGCGCTGTCTACTCCTATTTAGAAAATACTTACTCACTAAGTATTAACTAACGACTCACTCCCGGAGGGGTTCCGTAATTGGTCCCCTCCCTGAGTGGTTCAAACCACTCATTCACACACCACGGAGAAAACAGATGATCGACCCTAAAGTTGATCCACAGGGGCGCCTGACTATCAAGCTGCTCACTGAACACCTCGAGGCCCGCAAGGGATACATTGAGGACCTTGAGAAGCAAGTCACGCAGCTAAAGACCGAGAAGGTGCAACTTAAGGACTCCAAAGAGTTGACCCTTGGGGATATATACGAATACTGGGTAAAGCCCGGTATTAAGAACGACCTCAGGGAAAGACCAGCGTTCTATACCTGGTGCCGTTGTGGTTACCAAAACCTCAAGCAGTGGGTAACGGACGGAGTAGAAGAGTTACGCAAACCGATCTTTAAAAACTCCACAAACTGATCCCGTCCCGGAGCCTTTCGAGGCTCCCTGCTGGGTTCACTTCCAGCATTTTCTACACATCAACATCATGACTTACATCAAAGTTCATTCTGCCGATACCCTCGCAACTATTGCAGGATCCTGGTTCAAAAATGAAATGAGAGTGCATGGCCATCAATGGAAGATGAGCGACGAAGAATGGCTGAATCTACATCAGCTAGTCGACGAGCTAGAAAATTCTATTAATGGTCTAAACAAATGAGCTCTCCTTACAACCTGGACTATTGGGAAATGCAAGAGTTAATTAATGAGGGGCAAGAGGATGTCAACCCTGACATTGCTCCGGAGGATGTTGAAGAGGATTGGTATGACCACCCCTCCTTAACAGCCGCACAACGGAACCCCTCTTTGCACCAGGACTGACTCACTCCCGGAGAGATTCCCTAGGGTTCTCTCCCTGAGTGGTTCAAACCACTCTTTATTCACATCACATCATCAACAACATGAGCAGCCTACAAGGTTACGTTCACACGACCTACCAAACATTGGTAGAAAAGTTAGGTGAACCAAGCTACATAAGAAAGGGTTCATATTCTGAACCTTTAGATGATTCTGACGGTAAAGTCAGCATTGAATTTATGACCCCTCATCACACCTCTGAAGGGTTCTATGTTTACGACTGGAAAGAAGAGGCCACGCCAATGGGTCCTCATTGGTGGCACATTGGAGGCGAAAATATAGATGCTCTCTACTTCTTTGAAGTAGCTACAGGCCTTAAGGCCCAACAAGAGTACACCCCAGCATTCCCGGATGCAGGGCACAATCCCCAACCTTCCATGTCGCGCTGAGTCAACCGCTCATCAGGTAAAGGCCTGCTGGGGAGCTTCAAGGCTCCCCTGAGCATTGCCCGAAAGGGCACTACACATCACCCCCTAATCCAATGCTTCGCCCACTACAAGAGCTTCAAGATGCGGCTTTCACTTTCGCCGAAGAGCAACAGCTCACCAACGAACAAACGATCAGCTTCACTATCGCTCTAATGGTTAACAAAGGCCACAACTACAAAACAGCCTTTGATTTTGTCCTCTTCCCAGGGGCATTCGACACAGCCCGCAAGGAGCTGACTCAACCGCTCATCAGGTAAAGGCCTGCTGGGGAGCTTCAAGGCTCCCCTGAGCATTCCCCTTCGGGGGACACACACCACCCCTTAATCCGATGAACAAACTTGATCCTTACTCAGTCGTTTGCCACGACCAAGGCACCACTGATTTCTGTGGCAGCTTTTCAAGCAGGGTTGCAGCTAATCAATGGATTGAAAAGATCAAAGCAGATTTCAAGGCAACACCTAGCGAGTTCTCCATGGCCTACCCATGGTTTGAAGTCGTCAGATCTGCTGATGTTTTTCGGCCTACTTACGAGTTCACCAACTACTCAGAGCAGGGCTGATCAATTGAACCAATCCTCGGCTAATCTGTTCCCGACTCACAGCCTTGTGGGGCTATCGGATGGACACCCCTTCTAAACCTGAACTTCGTCTAAACAACGAGGAATGGAAAGAATTACTAGAACTTCTCCTAACTCAAGGTGACTACACCACTGAGATAGATACTGAGTTTTGGTGCCGAATTTATCTTACATTACGTCACTACCATGCCTCACACAAAGGGACCTCTTAAGCGTCGGATCAAGATGTGCAACATTCTTTATTACGCATGTAAGGAGAATACGGACCTCTTATATGCAGTAGTGGATGAATACATCTATGAACGAACAGATGAGGAACTAGACAAACTTACAGAGGAACTAAAGAAGTCACACCCAGACTTGTTTATGTGAACTCAACACGGAGCCCTTAAGGGGTTCCCTGCTGAGCTCATCCTCAGCACTCAATCACATCAACATCAACATCAACATCAACATCAACATTATGAAAACGCTCTCAATTCAACTTAAAGACAAACAGTACGACCTGCTATCTCGAATAGCGAAATCTGAACACCGCAAGCTGTCAGACCTCTCGTACATCCTCCTTGGATACGGGATTTCAGTCCAATTCTGCGATCAAGGAGTTGTTGTCCCAAAAGAAGCTTCGGAATACACCGAAGAGGAGAAGCAAACGATCGCAAATAATGAAGCCCTCGAAGCGACGGAGGGCTGGATATCCCTTGATTGGGAGGAACGAAAGAAGAGAGGCTACGAAAATGTCCATACCCACCTAAGCAACTGTAATCACGGTTCTCAAGATTTTATCGAGGAACTCTCTAATTCCATCATGGATCTAGCTCTCGAAGACAACCCCACCGAAGAGTACCCATGAGACTCAAAGGCTACTAACCATCACCCCTGACGGCACCTGCTTTCAGGGGTATTCCTGACCCACTATTGGAGTTCTAACCATGGGAACACGATCTGCTATTGGCTACCAGTTGCCATGTGGCCGCATTCGTGCGGTCTACTGCCACTGGGACGGCTATCCAAAACATCAAGTGCCAATCCTTATAGAGCACTACAACTCGCTCGAAAAGGTTAAGGCACTAATCAAGCCAGGCTCAATGTCGAGTCTCCGCACCCGAGATACCTGGAAGACTTACGCCGACAGCATGCTCAGGGACGAAAACAATGAGGTCATCCGTGATGCGGAGGGCTACTTCTGCAAGGAAGGTGACCGAGGTCCTCAACCCCTATATCACTGGGAGCGAGGTGACGACGGTCCTTGGAATGCTACCGGTAGTGACTACGGCGATCCGCCAATCACTAAGGCAACGCTCAAGTCAGCCAAGAAGTACTGGCTTAATAGCTCCTGTGAATACATGTATGTCTTCATTCCTGACCTTGGCTGGAATCACCACCCGCTATGACCATCACCCCTGACGGCACCTGCTTTCAGGGGTATTCTTTTTTGCTACCTATCCCCACATGTGAACTCAACACGGAGCCCTTAAGGGGTTCCCTGCTGAGCTCATCCTCAGCACTCAATCACATCAACATCAACATCAACATCATGACTCATGCCCAAGCAGCGCTTGAGACTCTCTTATGGTCTAACTATTTAGACGGAGAGTACGAACCTGACCCTGACCTAGTTAATAGGGTTGATCGGGATTGGAAAGAATTCCGATTTAAAGCGGAAACGATTGGGTTTAACCCAGACAACGCTCTCGCCGTAATGCTTCATCCAGATAATGAGGGGGACATATGGAACCAAGTCCAGCATGACTTCATGCTTACTCGTGATTACCACGGGGCAGGCTTCTGGTCAGGGAACTGGACCGAGCCATGGGGGAGATTACTCACCCAGCTTGCTCACACTTTTCCTCCTCTCCACTTATCCCTCACTCTCGATAACACCCTTATTGCTGAGTAAACTTATCTAACGGGAGACTACCCCTATGACCCATGACACCCCCATAATCGAGAACAACACATCTGACTCGCCTATGGCCTGGCAAGAAATCACTTCTGATTTCGCCGACTGTAGAGAGATGCTGGACAACCTCACTCTCTATAAAGATGCACATTATTCAATTTCACCCCGCCCCGATCCCTCCACCTCTATGCAGGACACCACCCCCTTAACTCAGGAACTAATTAACCACCCTCTATCCAATTTCAAACAGGCCAATGATCTACCTGACGATCGCTACCCTACTACTGATCCTATTCATCCTTTACTTAATGATGAGGTACTCCCATCCGAATCATTTCAAATAAATGATTTGTTGAGAGCTGCCGAAAAATTTAGTCTTCCTCTAATAGAGGAGGAATGGAATGAATTAATTAGCTTAGTTTCTAAAGCCCGTAACGAATATAGCGATAGTGAGGCGCTTAGCTTTTACAATACTTTGTTGGGCAAGCTCCTTATTTTATCGGGTTTATGACTTTTAATGTGACTACCCTCAACGACCACGGCGAATCAGTCGTGGTCTTTTCTTGTAGCTCTCGAGCCAGTGCTGAGCGCTTAGTTACTCTGCTGCAGGAGGAATTTAGGGAAGCAATATCTGACCAGACAACTCATAGTGAACCGAGACAAAAGAAGATCTCGGACCTAATAGGCTACCTCAAACAACTTGAAGAAATGCTATATGAAAATGCTCCAGATGATTACGACTAACCACCTCTAACACACACCACCCATGTCTTTAGAAGATCTCACCCACCCTGACACCCCTCGCGTGCTCGCAGCACTAGACGAGGAACAGCTGGGCAACCTTAAGAAAGTCTTTGCACAACAGCTTGTCAAGGATATGAAAGCCGACACCCTGCGTAAGTGTGTCTATGCAACAATTCTTGAGGACTTACAAGATGCTGGATCAGAAGAAATGCATGACCACTTGAGGGCATTTTATGACTCAGACATTTTGTTGACCATGCTTGTGCAAACAGGCGTAAACCCTCCCAAACTTAAGAAGAAATGACACCCTTGAATGACCAAGAAATTGCCGCCAAACTACTCGACCAGGTAAACAATCTGTCGACAAACCTCAAGACTACCCACGTCGCCGATGCGATCCGCGATGTGCTTTACTCACAGCGGCCGGACGACGATGAGACACAAGAGATTACTAATGAGACCTTAAATCAGATCGATCACAACTTAAGAGAAGTAATGCAAACCGCAGCCACTGCGCGCTCCTATCTGGCAGACCTCAGAAAACCAAGTCGCCCCCTCAAACAGAGATCCTCCAATCCCCCAGAACGTATCCGCCATGGGCGATTAGAAATAGGTGAAAGCTCCCATGATGATTTTGGAATGACCTACGGGGGAACTGAATAGTTCTTAGTCCGTGGGAACACTAAAAATTTTAATTAAATGACAGCCGAATTTATCCACGCCACCACCCATGATCCTTCGACCTAAACTTTCCAAACGTCTTTTACCTTTTGCCCGTTTTAATCAAAGGGAAGTCTCATGCCTAACCATGGTCATCTTCCTAACTATTGCTGAAGAGGGAGACCGAGGGATTTCCCAAGCTGAATTGGTGGAATCCTTAGATGTCCCTAAAGCTTCCATTTCCCGTAACTGCTGTTTGTTGGGGACCAAGACGCAGAAGAACAAACGCGGGATGGACTTAGTACGTGTCGAACCCCACCCTGACAAGGCCAGCATGAATCTTTTGACGATAACGGAGAGCGGTCGTAAGCTCTACGTTGAGCTAGCAGAAAGATAAAGAGAATAAGAAGAGTGCAGAATGAAGGTCACTTCGGATATAAAGAGAAAGTTACAATATTCAGCACTTCTGATCCTACTGTTGCGAAAGATAAATTTATCAGGATGAGTTGACACCGTGAGCTGAGGAATGTATCATGCTCAGTAAGGCGGCACATGAGCCTTACGCGGTGCACACACTCCTTCACTCCTTCTATCAATGCCGAAGCGGAAACTGCGAGACTTCACTGAAGGTCCCCACAACGTCGGAACAGCCCAAAATAAGAACTTCGATAAAGAAGTTCTCCAGCATGACACCCCAGTTCTTGTTGATTTTTGGGCTCCCTGGTGTGGGCCATGCAAATTACTTGCACCCATTCTTGAAGACGTAGCCAACGAGCTCGAGGGGAAAGTAAAGGTTGTAAAAGTCAACACTGACGACAACCCTGAAACCACGGTTCAATATGGCATTCGCAGTATCCCGACTCTCAAACTTTTTGTAGAAGGCAAAGTGATTGAATCCATCACAGGAGCTGTAAGCCATGAAGTCCTCATGGAAAAGCTCAACTCCCACCTCTAACCGCCCTTTACACCACTCACCCCATGACTAATCCTGACACCCTCATTGCTCAAGGGCGCACTACTGCATCCTTATGGAATGAGTACGACGAAGCACTAGACCAACTTACGCAAGGATTTCGTACTCCATTTGACGCTAGTAAAAGTAATTTGCATAACGCACTTTACGTAGCAGACAAACAGGGACAAGACTTCAGCTGCTTTCAAGGACCCTCCTCCTTATTCAAGTTTCCAGAAGTCGATACCCAGATTGTTGTAAGGGTACGCCGTGTACCTACTCAACACAAAGACCTCGATGTTCTAAACAACCGCATCGATCGCCTAAAGAGAGAACTCAAAGTTGCCGAAACTAAGCGAAAGCACCTCATTGTTGAATTAGTTCTTAAGGAGCAAATCGATCTAGTTACCGACAACATCACCACGGCCTATACACGTCTCAAGAGTACAGCTAAATGACAGACGTCTTCCTCCTTCACTGTTCGGTCAGTGCCAACTTGCGTCAAAGCACCCAGATTAAACTCGACGACCTCAAACTCCCCAAGAGTGTCGTCGAGACCCTGGAGAAACAACACGCCGTTTCTGTACGCCCTACCCTTTCCGGCAAGCTCAAAGAATATTTAGGGAATCTACGATTACTCCAACGACGCTTATATGAAGAGTGCACCATTCACAATGGTGACATCCACTTTCTATGTCATGAGCACTTCGTCGACGCCACCAAAATTATCAGTGAGATAAGGCTGAAGGCTCATCACTACAATCAAAAGCTTAAAGGAATATGGATCCAAGAATACGAACTATGGTCAGCGACCGTTAGTGGTTTCTTAGACCCTCTCTTTAAGGATGATGTAGTGGGCTTGAAAATAGCTAAAGAAGCCTATTTAAAATTATTCCCCACCCAAAAGGAATTTGAAGATCCCATTCACGTCAATGTAATTGGTCCTAACCCCATCCTCTTGTCGGTAGCCTCCACTGCGGACCAGCACTTCACTACCGAAGTCCAAGAGCTAGCAGCCGCTAACACCAACCAAGTATTAGAAGCGGCACGAAAAGGAGCTGCTGATCGAGCGTTAGGTAAAGCAGCAGAACTTCTGGATGACCTAGATGTACGCGTCTCTTCCAAAGTAGGTGAACGCCAAACTGGTGGTGCTAAACGGCGGGGTTCATGGCAGGTAACAGCTGAGACCCTCCATCTCATTTCCTCCCATTGCCCAGGCTTTGATGCCTTAGCAAATCTGGCGGATCAATTACGTGAAGTTGGAATCCAACTCCAAGACAAGAAGAACTCGGCGCGAGTAAAAGATACCGCTTTCGCGCGGTACAACGTGATTAAAGGGGAGATTCGATCGGAACTCGAGCGCCTAGTTAAGGAACGGGACTCTTCCGAGGGACTAGAAACCTTAAAACAGTCTCTAGCTCTATCCGGAACGTATCGTGACCTCATTTCCAAAATACAAACTGCTACAAGTCAAGAGCAACTGGACGGCCTAGCTTCCGAGATCAACACGGAGCAGGTTGTCTATGAACAGCGCGCCAAACATCTCCACCATCTTTTTACTCAACGGGAAGAACTCCTCCATGCTCGAAACGTAAGTATCGACGAGGTTAAAGCAGAGATTGAAAACCTCCACGCAGCTACCATCGACGATCTCGATTTCTAAGAAGCATCAACGCATCACCTCATCAACGTCAACAACTTATGGACGACACCCTCTTCACCAAACTCCAGACGTACCGAGCGTCTTTAAACACCACCTTCCTGGAAAGGGAAGATATCATTGATGGCCTCCTCACCTCCATTGTCACTAAGCAAAATGCATTTTTGTTTGGGGTCCCGGGAACCGGCAAGTCCGAACTAGTGAGAGAGGTAGCAAAGGGATTCAAAGGAGCTAAATTCTTTAGTTATCTTTTATCTCCCACCACTGATCCCTCAGAACTTTTTGGCCCCGTAGCCGTCTCGAAACTTCTCAAGGATGAGTATGTCCGAGATGTTGAAGGTTATATTCCTTCCTCCAACATCACCTTTCTAGACGAACTTTTTCGTGGTAGTTCAGCGGTGCTGAACTCTCTTTTAACCATTCTCAACGAACGCACCTTCAACAACGGGAAGCAGATCATTCATACTCCTATCGAATCCATCGTGGCAGCTACTAATTCCTTCCCTCAAGAGGAAGCACTTCAAGCTTTCTGCGATCGTTTCCTCTTTAGACCCACAGTTACCCTTCTACATAAACCCACTTCTAAAAGACTCCTAGATGCGTGGGCACTAAACATAAAGAAACGTCCTCGAGTTGAATCCACCCTCACCTTTGAAGATCTGGGTAAGCTCCAAGAAAGCACACAGGAAATTGATATCAGCGAGGATTTCCTCGACTCTTTTACCCAAGTCATCGATTTACTAAGCTCAAGAGGAATATTTATTAGTGACCGTCGTCGAGTCAGTATCCTTCAGTTCATGAAAGGATGGGCCCTTATCCAAGGAGATGATGCCATATACCCCGAACATTTACATCGAACTCTTATCCATATGGTGTACCAAAATTTAGATGACATTGTCGTCATTAAGGAAGTACTAAACCAGGTAGTTCCCACGGTTGAAAAAATGATCGCCAGTATTAAGCGAGCTCATAATGGATTGTTAAATGAATACCATTCCCTCCGCGCGGCCGACTCAAAGAGTATCTATGACCTAGGTCAAGTAGCCTCAAAACTTAGAAAGATGCACCAAGACCTAACTGTTCTCAGTGAGAAAACAGGAGAACTTTTAGACACCAACTCATGCTTCCGCATCACCCTTAAGGCTCGTCAAGATCTCACAAAGCTCAGTCAAACCATAGAAAGCTCTACTCAAATGATTACCCTATCTATTAACGACCTCGCCTCTTGATTATGCAACCTCAAAAAGAACGTGAGTTCATCCGCATAACTCACAACGAACCCCTAGCTCTCGTCGTTTCCCCTCTCTCCGATTTCCTGTGGGAAGACTTCGTACGGGATGCGCGCCCCATGGTGACATACCTCATTGATCGTTATCACATCACTCAACTATCACGTTTTGGAAAAGAACTTTTTGACTATCTATACAACGGCAAAGCTATAACCCCCGTGGTAGCTCTCAATGAGGTTGACGATTATTTCTATTTCACCAATGAGGGGAAGGAGCTCCCCTTCCCCGAAGGATATAAACCAGAAAATGCGTTTTGGTTAGTCCTAATGACAGACATAATAAATGCCCCAGGATGGCCTCACTTAGTAGAACTATCGGTAGGGGACCAATTCAACGCAGGAAATAATTCGATCAATATACTTAACGAGTTGAGTGAGTATATTTCTCAACAAATTGATGATGGTTCCTTAGATATTCAACTCTTACTCGATGGTGCCGAAGAACTTAGCAACCTCCGCAATACTTTTCTAGACCTTAAGGAGAAAGGAAACCTTATCGAAGCTGCAGAAGTAAGAAAGAAAGGAAAACAAATAGGGAAAGACATGGAAGAAAGAATAAATGAATACCGTCACAACCTCCAACCTGAACTCTCCTCTCTCATAGATTCAGTGTGTAAGAAAAGCGATGATATTCAAAAAGCCCTTAGTTCCTTAGCAGGAATGAACCCGGGCAGCGGAGCTCGTCTTGATAACTTAGAAGAGAAAAAGAAACTCGCCTCCAAACTTCACAACAACAAGTCCTTGCGCTCTTTAATAAGGCAGACGGGTTCCCTACGACAAGCCTGGAGCACACGACTTAGGGCCCGTACATCCCAGACTAACTACAGCGACATTGTGGGAGCCAAGTTCTCCGATGAAGCTACCAAAGCATTCCCTATAGAACTAGCCCTAGCAGGCTCCGAAGAAGGCCAAGCATTATTTGCTCTGAAATATTCTCAGAAAACTCTTCTGACAAAAGACTATGAAGCAAAAGTAAAAGAGTTAGACAAAGGTCCCATTATCTTATATATCGATATCAGCGGTTCCATGATGGGAAAGAATGAATTATGGAGTAAAGCTCTGGCCTTGGTTATTTCGGAAGATTGCTTAAGAACCAAACGCGAAATTGAGATAAATCTATTCGATTCCAAAATTCAAAAGACCATAACTCTTAGCCCTCAACGTAAAAATAATGAAGAACTCTTAGATTTTATTCTTGCGTGGGTTACCCGAGGGGGTACCTCTTTCGCTGCAGTTGTAGACCACGCCTTGACGAAGGCTAGAATGACTGACAAGGCAGATGTGCTCCTAATAACAGACGGTCAAGCCTCGGTACCTGACCCTTTTATAAGGCGTCTCAATCAGTTTAAGCAGGAGCATGGAATCCAATGGAGCTCTTTCTGCTTAGGTAGAAAGGTCGAAACCCTTAAAGAACTAGGGATTATAGACACCCTCATGGGAATTAGTGATTCAATCCATAGTGTGAATATTGAAGACGACCCCGAGACTGCCTCACTCTTTCAAAGTGCCCTTCGTTACTAACTATGAAAAATCCTAAGAAAAGGTTGATTAAATTAGCGGTTAAAGCAGAATTATGTACGCAGCGCGAAGTAGCGCAAAAACTCATCCGTAAGGCTGACCGAGCATATGCCAAACTCTCCCATTTCTCCAGCGATGTCCCTATCTCCTCCGGTCTCTGTTCTCAAGAACAAACAAAAGAATTATGAATTATTACAGACCCTCATAACCTTTTATGAATCCCGAGCTAAAAATAGAAAGCTTACCCCTAAGGATCGGCCTCCATGCCCCTTAGGTCAAAAACGTAAAGGTCCTCACGGTCTTGAAGTCTGCAATAAAATCCTGGATGGGAAACCACAGTGGACTGCAGCCTTCACCCTCAATGCCTAGACAGCTGCTCTTCATGACACTCACCACCTTGGCTGAAACCTACGCCCCTCATAGAACCTTCCCCGATCTAGAGGATTGGATCCTGCACCAACTCTCCCAGCTCTACCATGACCCAGACTCCTTTATAAGGGCAGATAACGACAAAGACTCCATGTTTAAGCTAGGAGAATCGGTCATTCTTTTTGTTCCTTCTCTTCAACTCTTCAACATCACAACAGCAAGCTCTGAAGAATGTGTTCAGGAATATGGAATTCACCTCTCTTCCTTTTTAGAAGCCCAGTATGGAATCTCCGACCTAAGAGAAACCCCCGCAGCTCTATGTTTTTCTCATGTTGATCTTCAACAGATGGCTGCCGAACTCACTGAAGAAATACAAGACGGGATAACCGGTGCCTCCGTCGCTCTCACAGAACAGCAGAGGAAAAAACTAGCTCACTGGAATAAGCTCAATCCCGGCGTCGCAGATAAGGCTGCCGAGAGGGGGACATGGATCCATGGGAGTGTAGAGAACTACATCAACGGTTAAAACCACTATGCAAGCGCTTCCCGCCTCTGCATAACAAAAATGTAAAGAATTGTAAGAATATAAAAACATAAAAGCTCAATGCAAAGCCTCCCTTTAGTGTTATGTAGTCCATTTTTAATCCCATAGACAATGCATGTCACATACCGACTCGGCGAGACCAAACTCAATGATGCTGAAGTGACAGCCCTAATCTCCATCACAGGGCCAGTCAATGAGATTGAGATTGATATGGCCGAACACATCGATGTGGATCTAATTGACTGTAGAAAACTCTTCTCTCTGAGTGTGGAGAAAAAGTGTACTACTCTCGCTCATCTCGCAGCGCGACTCGTCACACACGGAGGAGATACCACAAGACCTCGCCAAAGACGACGGAGGCGTAAGACTACAGGAAGCCTCGCCGATATAAAACCGTCTAAACAATTCAATGGTGTTGATCAAATCATCGCCGAGATACATCAATCCGGAACCAATAAAGGACTAGGCGCAGCAATGATCCTCAGTGTCCTAGCCGAGAAAGTACCCCAGCCCTTGAGAAGTATTGCTCTCACCATAGTTAACGACATCGCATATAAAGGCGAAGTGTCGCCTGACTCCTCCCTTTTCCGAGGCTTTCGCCAAACCACGGCGGGGGATTACACCACGGTTAATAGAACTCCCGAAGTAGACCGAGCCGATTGTTATCATGCCTCTCCAATTTATACAGCACTTCGAGAGGGGTTGGCCTACCTAGCGGAATATGGACTAGTAAATATGCGTAAGACTGTGGAGTATGGATCCTACAAAGAAGACTACTTCACTAATGCTAACCTTCTCCGCCGTGTAGTCTATGACATTGAACTGACCCAGGAGGGTCACCAAGTAACAACCCAGTGGGGAGATATCAAGAACTTTATCAGTTCAGCATGGAGTAGAAGAGTTAGACCTTCACGCCTTGGTAAGGTGGGGAAGGGCTAACCCCCCTTCCATAGGTTGTATAAGGGCGGAGGTACGGGCCGCCCTTTTTTTATCTCATGAATATTAATTACATCACCACCCAACAACAGTTTGACCAAGCTGTTAAAGAGCTCTACTCCTTCCCCAAACTATGCTTTGACTACGAGACCACGGGGTTAGATGCACGAATAGCTAAACCGCGTCTTCTTCAACTGTGTACAACGCAGGAAGGAGAGCGAACTGTCTATGTAATTGACTTCTTTAAGGTCCCCGATACTTCGGCATTAATTGCTTTAATAGAATCCAGAGAGTTACTAGTTGCGCACAACGCTAACTTTGATCTTCAGTTTAATTTACAGCTAGGCATCGACTACAAAGGAAAAATCTTCGATACCTATTTGGCCGAGCGGTGCCTACGCGCTGGCTTTAAAGAGAAAAAAATTAGCCCCAAGATTAAAAAAACTTACTTTGCAGATGTCTCATGTAACCTCAAGTCGGTAGTAGGAAGACGACTAGAACAAGACCTAAGCAAGGAACAACAAGTCTCTGACTGGTCAGCCCCAGACCTGGAAGAGGAACAGATTAAATATGCAGCGAGTGATGTGGATATTCTCCCCGAGATTGCCGGGGCTCAACTAAAGGAAATGTGTGACGAAGATCTAGTGAGTATCTACTCTCTTGAATCCCAGTGCATTCGCCCTGTGGCATCTATGTGTAACAGAGGCTTTAAGGTGGATGTTAATAAGTTAATAGCACTAAGAGAGTCCATTACAGAGAAATTAGATCAAATCACTGTAGACTTTTGTAAAGATCTTGACTCGGCTTTACCTACCTCCTACAAATTACCCCGAGGAGAAGATGGACAAATCGCAATTGGCAAAAAACTTAGAAAAGAATTCAACCCGGGATCAGGAATCCAATGCATCCGAGCGTTTGAAGTCCTCGGCGTTGAACTACCTATTGATGGAAGAACAGGCAAGAAGACGCTCAATCAAGTTGCCTTATCCGAGTTTGCCTCCGAGGATCCACTCCTCAGCCTTTATCGGAAAAGGGTCAAGATCGAGACCCGATTGGAGCACGCTCAAAAACTTATTACCAATATCAACCCTGTTACTCATAGGATTCATAGTGGCTATAACCAATATGGGGCCAACTCAGGAAGATTTACCTCCTCAGGAAGTAAGAAAGGAAACGCCAAACAATCCAAAAATCACTTTGCCGTAAACGCTCAGCAAATCCCACGGCACAAAGAATTTCGAGAATGTTTTATACCGAGTCCTGGTCATCAACTCGTTATCTGTGACCTATCTCAAATCGAACTCAGGTTAGGAGCAGAACTGATTGGCATCCCTCAGATGATCCAAGCCTTTCAGGAAGGAAAGGACCTACATACAGTTACAGCGAGTCTTATCTATAAAGTACCCATAGAAGAAGTAACAAAAGACCAGAGACAAGAAGGGAAGACTCTTAACTTTGCACTCCTCTATGGGATGGGGTATAGAAAGTACCGTACATATAGTGCCCAGTCCGGCAAAGTTATATCTCTTTCCGAAGCGAAGGTGGCTCACGCTGCTTTTCACAATGCATATCCGCGTCTAAAACAATGGCATCGAGAGCGAGCTGCAATGGTAGAAGATGGCTGGTGCTATGTACGCACCCCCGCAGGGAGGAGACGTTTACTGTCTTATGACGATGCTCAGATGATGGCATGTGCAAATACATTGATCCAAGGGGCGGGTGCAGACATCTTAAAACTATCTATTGCCTTCCTTAATGACAACCTTAATGACGAGGCCCACCTCATTGGCTGCGTCCACGATGAGATTGTTCTTGAAGTAGTGGAAGAAAGGGCTGAAGAATATAAGACAATTCTTGAAGATGCGATGTGTCGCGCTACTGAGTCCATCTTAAAAGTCGTACCATCTAAAGCTGACGCCCATATAGGTAGAACCTGGGCGGATAAATAACCACTCCCTCTTCATGACTACTCTTAACCGACCTGCTCCCCAACCTAGATTCAGCGTAGGAGAATACGTCAAAGAATCTCTCCGTCCACAGGTAGGAGCCTCATCACACTTTGCCCGCCCCCGCAAAGGAAAGGTAGTCGCCATCTACCTTCGCCGTGACAAAAGGGGTGCGCGTCGTTATCATTTCTCTGTTATCTGGGATGGGTTTAAAAGCCCTAGTGAAATTGCCCAACATAGGCTGGAGAAATTAGAGAACACGCGCAAAAGTTCATAAACCTTTAAAAGCTTTATACTGCTCCGGTTAGTTATCTAGCCTTTCTTTGAAATTACAAGAGATATGGGTAATAACTAAGGGAGACCGATATGTTTCCGATTGTATTAACGAGTCTAAAAAGAAACTAGTTGAGTACTGTAGCACTCGAGAACACGCTAAGGCCTTCCGATCTCATGAGAAAGCTAAGTCAACCATGAAAGTATTAAAGAGCGTGGTGGGCCCGGGATTCGGTCTCCAGCGTTATTTTGTGATGAGCAAGGAGGATTAGAAAACCTTCTTCAAATAGCTCTTCACTAATCCAAAGACGGGAGGTATACGAGAATCGGCTGGGACATACACCCCCCACTTCTCTACATACAATTTACTATCGAGGGATTTAACCCACCAGTTTGTTGGAGCGCTTTGCATCAAAAAAGTTTGACTTTACCCGGGGATACTAACCCTTCCAAGCTACCCCAGCCACAAGCTGCTCCCGGTAACGACTTACTCAAACCCCCTCCCACGCTGGGAATAAGGGCACCCTTCACTTTATCAATAAGTACTTTCTGTAACTTTTCTTGATTCGCAGGAGTAGAGAAGTAGAGGTAGCCATAGATACTCCCAGCCGCGAGGGTACCCGATATCAGAAGACTGACAACTGCCGCCGTGTCGAGAAGTTTACGCATGATTATTAGGTAAAAAAAATCTCGCTAAGTGTGTGAGGAAACCTAGCGAGAATTAAATGGGGACTAATTTAGCTTACTTCAAAAGGTATAAGTACCCCCGACCTTGGTCCCATAAGCTGTATCCTCTGTTTCATCGGTGATGAATGAAACTTCACCATAAAGGTCGAACTTATCACTAAGTGCCACTGTGCCACCTAGCTTTCCGGATACATCAGTATCGACGCTACCTGAAGCTCCATCAGTTGAAGTAAAGGCAGGGCCCACCTGAGCGAAGACCTCAGAATTTTCAGAAGGATTTCCCTTCCAACCAATATGAAGCTCGGTAGTACTCCCCTTCCAATCTTGACCGACAGCTGAACCGTTAAATTCTGTGTTCACGTAGACGTCAGCCATTGCAGCTGAGCCGAACATGGACACGGCAGCAGCGGCAAGTAGTGCTGGCTTAATCATTGTTCCTTTATGTAAAGAAAGATTTACAAAAATCTAAACCAAGTAAAAAGTAGTGTGACAGTTAGTGTGCCAGTTGTTAGGTAGGGTAGCCTAGATCTTCCAGTGACACCCTTATTAATAACTAAAAACCATAAACGAATTGGCTTATACTGTTAAGACTGGTAAGAATTGATTTCATGACTGCGTCTAGGTATAAAGTCCCCCCTAGTCTTCTGCGTCAAGCAGGTAACAGATTCGGGCTAGACCTCGGTGGTTTCTTTAGTGGTGCAGCTGTTCCCGAAGGAAGTGCAGACGCAGGAACTGATACAGGTGGATCTACCGAAGGTGGGCAATTCGCCAACGTGTCCAACACCGACGGAGCATGGGCCGGCTATCTACCAACCTTTGGTTTTCAATCTCTTTCAAAAGGAAGAGGAGGAAATGTTCTTGGGTATAAAGGAGGACTAAACAGAGATACCCAAATAAACACAATGACCCTGGCCCCTGAGCCAGCCACAGGGATTAACTTAACCAACATTAACCAAGTAGGAGTAAACACTGAGGATGGAGTTGGCACGGGTGATACCTACGTAGGCACAGATCCCGAAGAAGATCCCAACAATATTTTCGACAGCAGAAGAGACCTCGGCGATCTTGCCACCGAATTTGGACAGAGTGGTCTTTTTGGAGGCATGGACTATAAGAAAGCATTGGATGCGGGATACGAGCCAGGCGAGATTCAAGACTGGATGAGAGATAATCTGGATCTGGTTCACGAACAAAACCGTCCGGGCATGGCCGGGGGTCTATATGAGCAAATTAGTGGGGGAGTACCAACGGAGCAGATCGGTTCGGTATCCCGTACATGGTCCCAAGGTAATCGTCCGGAAATAGAACTCGGACAAAGTGGAGACTACTTCGGCCACGCAGACCTAGAGGCAGCTAGGGGAGCTGGCTTCCAGGATTCAGAGATTAAGAGATACCTTATAGATAATCCCCAGCTTCTTCGTGAAGGGAATGTCCCAGGTCAAGGTGGTTTGTTTGATGAACTAGGAGACACAATCCACGGTCAATACGCGAATACACCAGAGCGTGATCCCATATCCATTCGTCATGGCGCGAGTGCCGCCTTCTTCGGCGGAAGAGATTTAGATGCGGCGAGAGGAGCAGGCTACTCGGATACAGAAATTAAAGCCTATCTCGATCAGAACATCGGTCTTCTTCGTGACGCCAACGTACCCGGAGGCGGAGGTTTATACGACAAGTTGGGTTCATCCGCTCAAGTCGGATATGGTGTTACCCCTGATCGTGATGAACGTGACCCAATAGGAATTGGAGGAGGTCAGAGTGCAGCATACTTTGGAGACGTTGATCTACAAGCCGCAAAAGGAGCTGGATGGTCTGATGAGGAAATTAAATCTTACCTAGACCAAAACCCCTCACTACTGCGTGCTCACAATGTTCCCGGTGGAGGTGGTCTGTACGACAACCTCTCTGGCGGTAATGGCGGTAATGGCGGTGGAAGCATCAGCCTCGCACACGGACAAAGTGCAGACTACTTCGGCCACGCAGACCTAGAGGCAGCTAGAAACCAGGGGAAGAGTAATCAAGAAATTAAGGCCTTCCTCGATGCAAACATTGATAAATTACGTGGTCCTAACGTGCCTGGTGGGGGCGGCGTTTACGATATGGTTCGCTAACAGTTCCTTCCCCCACGAGTTAGTATCCTTCTAGGGAATTCACTCCTATCATCATCAGTGATTAGTCTTATCCGATTTATTCTGAGAGGGCCTAGGGTTTGGAAGAAATATGCTCCTCTCCTGCAGCTAACAGAAGAGGAGTTGGACTTACTCATGAGGAACGCGGAGTTTTTGCCTAACGATGTCTACTGAATATATACTCACAGTAGAACGTAAAAATATAAGTTTACCTATCTCCCTCACTGCAAATGATGGAGTTCATGCACAGGCTCAAGCAGCAGATATATCTAACGCATTAAAAGCAGACACCTTCAGTTTAAATTACGAAAAAGGAGAAACAACAACCTTAAGTGATTTATTTAGAAGATTAGCCTTTAGTGATTTCCCCAGAAAAGCTTGTTATATCTGGAATGGAGGGTTCACAAATACATCCCCAGTAATCTACGCATTAGGTAAAAGGTACTACGTGCGTCCATTAATAATGAATTATCTCCAAGTAGGGGATGATGTATACGCACACAACTCTTGTAATCGTAAGAACTGTATCAACCCCTTTCATAATAGTTACAAAATCTTTAAAGCCGCTAAATTAACCAGTGCGGATACTGCACTTGCGCTAGCCTTCGCGAGCAGCGGCGCTCCTGTAAAGGAAATCGCCAAAGCTCTTAAAGTACATCGCTCAACTATTTATCGGATACTACGGAATGAACATCTTCATTCTCGGCCTTCGGGTGACAGACAACCCTCTTGAAACCGATGGTTCGATCAATCTAACCGGGGAATCTCTCCCCTCAAGCGAAAGAAAAGTCAGCACCAAGGTCAGTCTTATTCAAAAAGCTGACCACTACGTTGGCAAAACCATGAAGAACCTTAAACAAGGAGACACATGCCTTGCACTAGGTCCCACAAAATCTGATCCCGATGGCGTTCTTCGTATGCAACCCATGCTGGTTGTTGGAGAAGGGAACTTCGCAGATCTCCTTGCCATTAATATTTTTGTCGCCACGGGAGGGTTAGGCCCCAAGGCCGACGAAAACAATCTAGATGGAGATACTGTGACTAACAGGTCTCTAGCTTGGCAAGATGAGGACCAGAACACCAGCTGGATGAAACTTAGTGGTTGGAATGAGCTGTCAGGTCAACTAGCATCTCTTCCTCCAGGTACCCCTACCATTGCGGTTGGACGCGTCAGTACCTCGGAGAAAGATGATAAAAAGTACCTTAACTATGGCTTAGATAAGGTTCTATACCTCCCAAGAGGTTCTCGGAAACCCCCAGAAAAAGCAGCTGATCCCGAAAAAGGTAGGGTATCTCCCGCAGCTCTTGGCTCCCTCGACTTCTCTCTCTAACTAACACTCAACTCACAAACAACTCTAAATCATGGTTTTTATTGCTGGTAAATTTTCTGCGGATGAAATTCTTTGCCAAATTCCGCCGCACACGCTGCGTATCGACCTTCAAGCGCGTCGTTGGAAATCCGATACTGATCCTGCGGCCGCTATCACGGACAGAAACGACAATGGGATACCCATTGAATTCATCCTCCTTGGTTTCGTACCGTTCTACGGGAACCTTGGTATGCGAGACCATGAGGAATTTATACGTATTAGCTTCATCGGGGTCTCCCCTAATCATCGTTTATTACCGCCTCGTTGTGTCTCAACAAGTATTATCAGCGGTAAATCAAGTCAAAAAAACTTTATTTCCTACTTCCAAACCTTATACAACAACAGGATAAACGTAGGTGAAGTCATTACATCAACTAAGTTCGTTCAAAAATCTTTTAATGAACGCGACCCAGTGACTGGGGCGGACGGCGCCAAGATAAACTATAACGCGTTGGAATTTAGGGATCGTCCACCTAGTAATGACGAGGAAACTAAACTCATCGCGGATATATCAGCATGGCTTGAAAGTGATGGAGGAGAATTGGTATCTTCTGCACTACGTTCTAATATCTCCGGTGCTAATTTGGTCGAGCTTCCTTTGGGAGAAGACCATTCAAAAATCAAAGCAGTTTTTGATGAGGCATACCCCAAGCAGATTGACGGAACATCCTCAAAGATGACTCAAGCTCTTCCGTCAGCTACCACAGCCGTCCCCTCTAGTGAAGCTCCCGCCCCCGCAACCAAAGCGACCGGAGGTGAAACACCTTCCCCGAAAAAACCCGCGGGTAAGAGAGAATTAACCGAAGAACAAAAAGAAGCCCTCAAGGCAGCCGGTCTTGACTTCTAAGCTATAATTCTAGAGTCCGGACAGTTCCTCGGTGTAACTGTTTTCGGTGGTGTGGTGTTGGAAGGGGTGCCCTAGGGTACCTCTTTCTTTATGCCAATCATTCCGGGAGCTAATAGATCCCCAAAATTAGGGATCACTACCTTTTCCTTCGCGGACCACTCTAAGATTCCGGCTAATAATCTTCCTCTGATGAGATAGTTAGCATAGACAATAGCAAGCACATCTTCTTGATCTTTTGGACTAAGCTCGAAAAAACAATCTGTAAAAACCCTATGAGTAAAAGCTTGCTCATACGTCATATGAGCCCTGACCACGTCTATAAATTCTTCACTTAACTCCGGCATGGGTTTTTATCAAGTCCCTAAGTTCATTTTTAATCCTATTCGGGATAGTGGCATCTGCGAAGGATCCATCCTTCTCCCTACCGACTTTGATCGCCAGTTAGCACAGCAAGTGCGCCAAGCGGGCCTAACGGATTTAACCTGCAATTTTGATCTAAACAGTCTCTCCGAACCAGAGTGGTGGGAACAACATCGGGGTGTCGACTGGGTTATAGCCATCACACAAGGAATGGGTGACCTCTCAACATGGGTAACGGAGTATGGACATGACGTGGCCAAACAAGGGTTAATCATCCTAGATCGCCTTACTTTTCTTGAGCCCACTCGACGTAGGGAACGTTTCCTTAAAGGCGCTTCTCTTACGAATCTAAAAATCCTTAGCCCTCGTCCTTCTTTTAGAGGAGATGGGAAACAATTAAAAGACTCGGTGACTTCTGCATGGTTTGTCTTTAAAAAGCAGCCAGATGCGTCTACTAGTACTATGATCGAATACGAAGTAGGCTGGCCTAACCCGCCGATACCAAACAGTGAGCAAACGCCTCTTTGATGCTCTCGAAGAAATCGGTACTCAGCTTAAGGAGACTAACCTTAAGTTGGAAAAAATTACTGCTCTGATAGCAGCACAACAACTTTTAACCGAATGTGTCGCCCCCGATGGTTCTACTCGCTCCGCTGAAGAGTGCGCAGAAATAACCACGGAGGCTTATTCAGCCGCCTTATGTCTAATGGGGGATCTTGAACAACGAGATAAGGAATACGCCTATCAAAAATCTGAGTTCTTTATTGAACCCCGTGAGGTGGGGACTAAACTCCCTAATGACCCCAACGATTTCATAAATTCGTTCTAGTATCAGGCCGTCTGCACTTACTTTTTTGTCTACCACCAGGGTCACCATAGATGGCAGAAGACATTACATATGTCCTGGGGTGGTTAAACCTCTCCCTTCTGTAACTTCTATTCTGAGCTCCTCCCAAACAGAACAGCAGAGGAAAAAACTAGCTCACTGGAATAAGCTCAATCCCGGCGTCGCAGATAAGGCTGCCGAGAGGGGGACATGGATCCATGGGAGTGTAGAGAACTACATCAAAGGACTACGGGTTATTCCCCCCGAGGATTATCAACCTTATTGGGATGGAATGCCTGAAATCATCGATGACTTAATTGATGGGGGACGGATACTTTGGTCCGAAAAACCCTTTAACCAACCCCGCTGGTCGAAGTTTGTGGGTGATGATGGTGTAGGGCGCCTTTATTACTTTGATGCGGAAACCGGGTATGGGTACGCGGGCTGCTGCGACCTTATTTATATGGACAAAAACGCTCAAATTATTTTGGCCGATTTTAAAACAAGCGTCGGCCCCTACGCAGCTAAATTCCCACGTAAAGAGCAAAAATTAGAAGACAGTATACGTAAAGCCCTTATCTCCGGGGCTTTTAAGACGAAGAAAACCCGTTTACAACTTGCGGCATACAAAGCAGCAGCGGAAAATTGTTTGGGGATTACAATTGATAAAACCCAGATTATCGTTTCTACCGCAGTGAAAGCCTTCAACACTCAGGTTTTTACATTCGGACCTGAGGCGGTGGAGAAAGATGAAGAGAAGTGGTTTGAAGTAGTAAAGAACTACTATCAGCTCCATCCCAACATCTGATCCCCTATTAGTGGAATACGGTATAGTCAATGCACGTCACAGCACACCATGAAGTTTGTTTGCTCTATAAATGAAGTAGTATCATCATTTCTCCATCCCCAGACAGGTAAAATAGCCGAAGGAGGTAACTTCCAAGCTTTTAACTCTAACTGGGTTGCTTCAGAACTCGATGTAACTCAGCTTTCTAATCATCTACAGCACTGTCACGGCCTCTGTGCGTGGCACATGCTTGGGGGTCGAAGACAAGCGGATAAAACAGGAGTTACACAAGCAGGACTCATTATTGTTGATATAGACAACCAGGCGCCTTACAAAGACGAAAAAGGGAACAAAGTTCAACAACAAGAACTCACCCCTGAAGAAGCCCTCAATCTCGATATTTGTCAGAAATATCTCACGCTTGCTTACCTCTCTCCATCTACCACGCCTCAGTGGCCTCGTTTTCGCTTGGTATTCGGCCTGGAACAACATGTAATTGATCCGGCTTTCTACCAGTGGTTTACCAAGCAGATATATAGCCAGATACCGGGTTCAGACCCCAGAGCCACGACTGTACCCAACTTATTTTATGGTCCTAAGAGTCAACAGGCGATCTTCGCTACTCCTGGCAAATTTATCCCGGCTAGTAAAGTCAACGAGGCTCAGCTCGTCTACCTAGACCTCCCGGTCGAACCCTCTTCCCTGGCTTCAGACCCTGCAGAAATGATTTCAGGGATTCTCGTACGCACCGATGGGGTGGATCTGGAGAAACTTGTCTCCAACACTGTTCGATCAGTACTCGATGGTGGCCAAGTGCAGGACCGGAGTTCGACCATGGCGGTTGTCTTCAAGGAACTGATCGGGTGGGCAAACTGGTTACGTATCAATGAGATACCTGTACAGGAATCCCCGTTGACAATTGCACACCATGCATTCTATAGCATCTATGAGTACCCTCATGACCTCGATGGCAAATTCTCTCGTATCCTCAACTCCATCCGTGGAGTAGAAGATCTCCAGCCCGCCATTGCTCTAGCCTCCGATCTTGGAGCTTTAGCTATTTGGAAAAAATTAAAAAAGGTCAGTCGGTCCACCTTTGAAAAATACGCCTCCTCCGAACAGAAGGATGCATTTTATAAACATAAAAAAGAAGCAGCTAACTCAGTAGCTGACCCTTCTATATTCAGTCTGCAAGTAGCAACAAAAGCGAACACAGAGAGATCAACATCAACACCTCCCCTCACTTCAATGTCTACTCCTTCAACTCCCTCTCAATTAATTAGTTTACAGAAAGGACAAGGTCAAAAACGTCAGTTCTCCGAGAACGACGTAGCTGACATCATTGTCGCTAATCAAGGTGATGACTTTGTTTACGACAGTTATCTTGACCAGTTCTACCACTACCACTTGGACTATGACATCTGGTATGTGCAAGATGAACAACACATTAAAAGAAGAATTGTCAAAGCCCTTGACTCCTTTGTCACAGCAGGGGTTCTTCCTAAATACAACGCGGCCACGATTAATAGTGTTTACCAAATACTGAAAGCAAAACTCCTGCGGTCGGCCGAAGGAGGACGTAAGAGTATATGGAGTCAGTCCAGAGGATTTATCCCTTTTACAAATGGTGTCTTAAACGCACATACTCTGGAGTTTCAAGAAGGCAAACATAAAGATCTGTTCTTGAGACACAAACTTTCCTATCCCTTCGATAGTTCCTCTGAATGCCCTAACTTTCTCAAATGGATAAAGAGTTCTCTCGGTAAAAATCAAGACATTCTCATCCGCGCCTTCGCCCGAGCCATCCTCACGGGACATACCGCGGGAGAAAGGTTCTTGCACCTTGTAGGACCAGGGGGTACAGGTAAATCGACAATGCAACAACTATTAGTTGCACTAGCTGGATTCCACAGCACTCACACCTCCAGCCTCGAAATTATAGAAACCAATAAATTTGAGACTTATAACCTCATAGGTAAACGATTAGTTCTTCTAACCGACGAGAGCAACTACAACAAACGGATGGACGTACTGAAAAAACTTACGTCCGCTGCTGATACTCTGCGAGCCGAACGCAAATATGGTAAGGAAATAATTAGTTTTAAACCAGAATGTCTCGTCTGTATCGCTAGTAATGAACACATCACTTCTAACGATTCCACTAGCGGCCTCGAAAGAAGGCGGCTGACCATTGTGATGGATCACGTCGTGCCTCCGAGTGATCGTAAAGAACTGATTAGTGTTTTTGAAGATCGCATTGAAGGAGTATTCGCTAATGAGATGAGTGGAATCGTAAGGTGGGCTCTAACTCTCGATCATGATCTAATGAGAGACATCTTGGTTAACCCGACCAAGCATGTGCCTTCCCTCAACCGAACCAATATTGATGCCCTCCTATTCAACAATCAATTTGTTGCATGGCTTAATGATTGTTGTCTCTATGCTCCCAATTCCGCCACGCCGGTGGGTCAAGGAGCCAGGAAACCTTCTACGGATGAAAGTGAAAAAGGTTTATATGTTGCTAATGCTTATGGTGCTCTATACCCTAGCTATGCCAACTTTTGCAAAGCCTGTGGTTATAAACCTGCGGCCAAGCATCGGTTCGTAGAAAGAACTAAAGAGGCACTCACAAACATTCTCAAGATTCCCGGATGTAAAACGGTACTTAAAGATGGTATTCCCTCGATCCAGGGGTTACGTCTGAAGGCATATGATTTACACTCAGACCGAGCAGCAAAAGGACCCGACAGGCTACCATCCCCTGTAGAGTTCGCTCAAGACACCCAATCGAAAGATTGGGACACCGCTTTTATCAAACATGACCCAGCGAATCAACCCTCACATAATACTAGCGATCCTCAGTGGAGCAGGAGTTAGTTGCGCTCTGGCCTTTACTTCTCCTCAGTTTGCGGGAGCCGGTTTAGCTTTTGCCGGAGGAATATGTGGAGGTGCCTCAATCGTTGAAGATGCAAGACGAAAAAGTGAGAAAAAGAAAGAGGCTAATGATCGTGTCACTACTACATTTACCGCTCTCTACGAAACCAATCGCGGCCTGATTGATCCCATTCAATTGGGATGTCTTGCCGGTATAACTACTGAACAAGCCCACGGATTTTTAACCAACCTGGCCGAACAGACTGGAGGCAGTAAGATCCATACCAAACAAGGAGTGGGGGTCGCCTTTGTATTTCCACATACAGCAGCGGTATTAGATGAGCTTACAAATAATGCACAGAACTGGGCTCAAGCTCAAATTGGGCCTCTTGTAGCCGAAAGGGATTCTCTCGCTACTCAAATGAGATTATTGCAACTCCAACAAAAAGCGAACCTTACTCCTTCCGACCCTCAAAAAGGAGTCGACCCCTGGAATAAGGTCAACCCTTAAGAGAACATGATTGAGACCTTCAAAGTTTTAACCTCCGAAGAATGTGACACGATTATTAAGCACTTTAATAACGACGACCTAAGGATACCGGGACACGTAGCAGGGAACGAAGTAAAAAGCGACCAAAAAGTCTCTACTGATATTGCTTGTGAACTGGGCAACCCTCTTCATCTGGTTTATAACGCTATTCTTCTACCCGCTATGGTAACTCTAATGGATCAGTATGTAGATAAATATCCCATCTTAGAAGAAGGGTATCAGTTCAACATTTCTCCCACATACAATCTCCAGCACTACAAAGATGGAGAAGGCTACTCCGCTGCACATATGGAGTATGCTCCCATGCCTAACACGACCTACCCCTACCGAATGCTCGCGTGGATTTTTTACTTAAACAATGCTGAGTGTGGGACAGAGTTCATCCTCCAAGACACCATCTTAGAAGCCAAAGCAGGTGTCGGTGCTGTATGGCCCGCTTATTGGACCCATACCCATAGGGGAGTATGTCCAAATATTGGAGATAAATACATTGCCACGGGGTGGTGCCTCTACACTCCTTTTAGTGTTCCTTAGGCTTGACACAGGGCGGTAACTTCAAGGAGAGTTGGTGTAAGTCTGTTGGTACCGGAGCCGAGCTGTGATTTCGCGAGGATTCCCGACCCATTCCTGCATGTGGGCAGGCTTCATTCCCAGCCTCATGCCGGCCATGCGAACCGTATCGGCTTGATTAGTCTGCACTACTTTTTAGGAGGAAGAGGTTGAAGAGGTAAAGAATTAGGCATCCGATAACTCGTACCAAAATAATGTGAAGGATCCTGGGTATTCACAAAATTCTGTTGAGGCAGGGAGGTCAAAATCTGCATCTGTTCACGTAGCTGAGAATCCATTGAATTAGCAGTATCAACTAAGTACTGAGCCTTATTCAGATCGGCAGCTCTCTCTGGAAACTTTATCTCTCCTTGCTGGTTATAGCCAGCCACTCCCGTCTGCTCCTGCGAAGGCATAATATTAGCCTCCTGATAGTTTGTAGGACCTATTGGGGGTCGGGAGTACTCCCCCCGATCAACTAGATACTGACTCTCAGTACGATTAACATCATCTAACTGAGCTGATAAACGAGCCCCAATAGCACTGGGGTCATTGGTATAGGTAGCAGGGTTACTGGGAGTAATAGCTCCCAGCGGTTTAACCCGCTCAGCCATTGGTCCCAATCCACCGGGGCGCTGGAGGAAATTGTGTTGAGGTTCCATCAGTCTAGTTTAACTCCGTTTTGGTTGTTTTTCCCTATTAGTCTTCTTGTCTACCACGCGGAGATTTTTAGTGGAATTATTCTCCGGATTGTGATCTTTGTGGTCGACTTCTTTCCCATCTCCTTTCTTCACCCTTCCATTCTTTTCCATAAACCGACGCGCTTTATTGCGGGCCGCACGTCTCTTTTTCTGCTCAGACGTGGCTCCGTGCTCATCATATTCCTTTCTGTAATCCCTCTCGCGGCCCATAAGAGTCCTTATTATTTAATAAGTTTAGGATCTTATTCAGCTTTAAACAAATCCTCAATCTTACAAAGACCGTTGGTGACCTTGCGTCGAGCGTGTTGGGCCAAATCCTCTTTAAACTCCAGCCACAAGCCGGTAAAAAGGGAGTCTCCTTTACCGTAGAACTGATATAAATCCTCCATAAATTCAGCTTTTTTCTGCTCATCACGCCAATCCCAATTCTCTAGGTAGGCGTCGCTCGTGTCTTGGGTCATCGGAGATTCATTGCTTGGCTCAAAATAATAATCGAAATTTCCGATCAATGAGATATTTCTTGGTGGGTCGAATAAACCAGCCCGTTCCTATACCACCTGCCATCCAGCGGGGAGCGAGCTCCTCCTTTGAATAAATTACTGATTCCCCTTTCTCAGTGATATAGCTGCCATCCTTTAAAGAAAGATATCCCCAGGGGTCATGACAAATTAAACTTTTTCTGTCCTCAGTCAGACCTACAGCGCATATCCAGTGGCCTGATCCCGAGGGACACGATAAGGGACCTTCATGAAGAATACCCAAGGGTACCGGCGCTCCTTGTTCAATTAGTTCTTCTACAGTTATCCAATACCCCGTTTCACAAAACTCCGCATCCAACCCATAAGAACTAAGAGTCTCGAGCTGAGTTATATCCTGCCTCTCATCCCCACGGCGCTGAACTTCCTCATAATAATCTTCCTGTGTTCCCACCATCTCCGGCTGTAACCCAGCTAATAACATTGCACAACAACAACTAAAGTCAGACCCATTCTCCCTCTGGGGGTAATAAGGAACCCCTAATGAAATACCCCGGGGTGATAGATGTTCCATTGCCTCATCCTTATCATTAATAACCTTCCAGTCACTAGGATTAATCCACCACGCCTGCGTCGGTTGAGAGACAAGCTTTACTTCTTTATTTTTTTCACCCGGGTACTCGGTTAAGGAGGCCCATTCATGGGCACTTCCTTTAGGAACAAATAACTTCTCTTCCGGTTGTAACTCATCAGGCTCGAGAGGAAGCCTCTTTAGCCATGTTTCGGTTTTAGCGTAGATCGAATGACCTAATAAGGGATGTTTCGGCTTACGTAAAAAAAGAGCTTTCTCCGCGGTACGCCGACTAGAAAAAAAACAAAGCTCCCCCGTACTTTTTTTACGGGGCACCTCCCGCATTAATTCACTAGCTACGATCGAGCGTTTAGTCCCTTGATTGAGGAGTTTAAGAGTGGACGACTCTAAAAAAGCATTAGAACCAATACTGAAGCAAAAAGAAACTAACGCGTCGAACTCATTCTGAGAAAGCTTAGGGTCAACATAAGTAGTCACACAACGCCCATAGTATCTAGCATCCTCCACCAAAAGCGTATGTGCTTCCTCAGGATGAAGAAGTTGACCTTCACAAATGTCCGCCCCTCTATGGTTATATCCGATGTAAAGCTCCCCTTCTCTGTCCGATTGCGCTGATAAATGCAGTTCCTCAAACTGCTTTATAAGTTCAACCCCCTCAGCAGAAACCTCCACGAGCACCAGGAAAACTCCAACGGCACCTTAGCTCGGGAACCCTACTTTTGGTAACAAAAAGTAAGCTCTTAAATCAGGTCCTTATGCAACCGCAGCTACCAGCCTGTAGATAGCAGGAGAGCGTGCTGTTTTATCGACATATAAGGTTGCAGTACTACCTCCACTTACGGAGAACGAAACGCTTGAAGAAGTTCTGCGGCTAGTCTGGGGGGCTGCTAACTCACCTAATAGGGTGCCATTAGCATCAAGAATCCGAGCTCCACTAACTCCGAAAGACTCAGGTTGAAGAGTATATGTGGCCGTCCCGGTATCGACATGTATCATATTGTAACGATCAGCTAGAGGGAAGGAGCCGTCGGCTGTAAAACCGTTGTATCCGTCAAACGTACAATCAGAGGAGTCCTCCACCCTGAACTGTCCCCACATGCCAGTCTCAGCGGGAGCAGCATTCAACTCTCTATTAAATGTGCACTGAGCCATGAGTAATTCTTCAACTGTTACTCCTAGTCTACCGGAAATGGAAGATATTCCTTACAACAAATTCAATGCCCTAGTTTTTGAGACCCTTATCTTTCTCGAAAGATTTTATCCCAAGATCCGTCTCAACCCATGGGTAATTAGAGCTAAAGATAACTGCCATCCTGACTGGACCGAATTTAGAACAGGCATCGTCATGGCAAAACTTGAAAAAGACTTTGTTCAACTACATGAAGAATGGGACATCGAAGAAAAGAAAGCTAACGCGCCTTTATACACTAGGGAACAGAATGGTAAAGTTCTCCGCATCACCGCTCCTTGGGTACTTAATCGCGATAGCGACTCCGTGTAACCCGAATCCACAACTCTTCAATCTCAGCCCACTTAAGGGCCACTCCCACAATTAACATGAACACAAAAATGAATGCAGGCCGGACGACCCACGTCATCCACAGCTCTTTAATCCTCGCGGGAAAATTCACTTTATTATTCACAACTTCCTTAGTAGGCTACTTCGTGGCTGTTATTGCCACCACTGAAATAAGAGGGTTCCTAGACTCTACTTTTTCTTCCCCTTGTACTTACGCACCTTGCGTAGCGTCTCCGCCAAATTAGCCTGCTTCTCTGTCCTCGACGTCTCTCCCATAGATCAGGATGGGGCCCATACAGCGGCCCTTGATAATTACCTACGAAACTATTCCCATGCAAACTCTCTGCACCACAATCACCTGCCTTCAGATGTTCTACGGAGTCGGGCAAAACTATCAGATTGGTCACTACGTATACATCTACAGTCCACAAGGATTAGTTACCTGCAAGGACACTACTAATCAATACGACTGCTCAAATTCAAGAAGTGCATTGTCTACAGACTGACCTGGAGGTGTATAGGCACCTTCGGGTATCATCGTGCGATAGTACACCATCGTGCTTGGATCATAACCAAAGGATCCTCTCAGTCCCCAGTTACTATTGCTCGGCGCAACTTCTAAGGAACCATCACGAGTAACGGTCACTGCACCAGTGTGATCCTCTAATCGTCCCATCATTAATAGATTGCGCAGAACATTCAATTCACCTGGCAGCTCAGTCTCGCCAGCCATTCTTAAATACCCAGCAGTAAATGCGTCTCCAGCATTGTCAAACTGCTGTCCGCCAAAGGCCTGATTAAACTCATCCATAATTAAACTCCATCCGAATAATGCTCCGGGTTTGCTTCTACCTTGTCAGCAAACTGAGCCGTAGTAAGCCCACGCTCCTTCGCTTTCTTACTGAACGCTCCGGGGCGCTCAATTGCTTTCTGAATCTAATCATCTGCCAAAACTAGTCCCTCCCCGAGGTATTCCGTTTAAATTTGCGGCCGGCTTCCCTCTCCTTTTTATATTTTTCTGCCCTGGTTTTAGCCCGGCTGGCCTTACTCATCTCCGCCCTTCTCTTACCCTTTTCGGTCGACTCATAAGTTCCCTTTTTTAGATCCCCCGCTTTCTGTAAAGTGCTAACGGCAATTGCATACGCGGAACTCTTATCCATCTTCGGGTTCTCACGCATGATGGATTTAACAGCATCATCTAGGATGTCAGGCATGAAAAAGAAGACGTTTTGCTACTATAATCATACCGGATTTCACCCAATCGCATGGAAAACCTTATAGGGATCATAGGCGCTCTGCACTTACTAGCCCTGGCTATTGTGAATGTGACCCCCACCCCGAAAGATAACGAGGTCTATGGACGCATCTATAAACTTGTGGAGAAGCTAGCCGGTATTCTCACCACTAAAGTTAAGCAGTAACTACGCCGCGGTTAAGAGAGGAATAACCCAGGGTTGTTCTTTCTCTAGGGCCTTCACGTCTTCTGCCTGGTGGAGCCACTCTAATATTTTCACTTCCCTATCGGGACACCAGAAATCCTGTTGTCTAAACCATTCACCCCAGTCTAGATCAGACTTACATAAATTACACTCACCGCAACACGCCACGAGGTTGCTTTTAACAGTCCCTCCTCCTTTAGCGCGCGGTATAACGTGGTCCACACTGGAGGGTTTATGTCTCCCACAATAAGCACATCCTCCCCACTCATCTAATATTATTCGTCGGAATCTTTTTCTAGCTGTCCTCTTTTGCAAACACTGGAGAGTGAACACTAAATCTGATTCCTGATGGACCATCCAAAAATTGGGCCAACTTTTTTTATATTAACTGATACTTTTAGTGAAACCACGAAACAATCGCATAACGGGTTCCGCTTTTTACAGGAAGAGCTTGGTGAGGAAACATAAAAGAAGAGGGGAAAATAGTAGCCGATCCAGTACTAACAGGGATGCGGAAAGTGTCATTGAAAAAAGTTAAACCTCCTCCCTCAAAATCGCTATTTAACTGGATAAGAAGGGTTAACTCTCTTACCTCTCCGGCGTCTGCACCTTTAGCTTGCTCTCGACTGACATAGTCATAATGCTCCTTATAAAACTCATTAGGACCATATCTCAATAATGTATACCCATTATCTTTACGAACACTTACATCACCAAAAATGTTCATGTAAGCATTAAGCGCCTGACCTACGTAACTAAATAGATCTATATCTAACTGACGGCGATGACCTGGGTTGACATTAATAACATTACCTAACGAGATATTGAGCTGTGACGATGTCCTCCACGTGTCATCCTTCACACTATCTCCTGACTCCAATTCATGGTAGATGAAGGAATCTTCCCACAACCCATTGGGCTCGCTATACTCCTCTATTACCGCCTCACAAAAAGGTTCAGGAAGAAGATTATCGAAAGTACGAATGAAATGAGTTAAAGGCGATGTAGCCGTAGAGTGTTGATACTGAGGAGTCTGTCCCATCTTCCTAGAAATTTATAAGATCGTACCAACCCGTGAGAATATATTTTGTTTTCTCGTCAGTCACTCCCCGATGACTATGAGTAAAATCCGGAGGCCAAACTAATAGCTTACCTGCTTCCGCATGCTCGGTATGATCCAAGTATCTGAAATGAGTTCCTCCCTCAGCTCCATTACTAGTTAGGTAAACAAGCCACACGAGCAGCCTGTTGGCAGACCACACATCGGTCCTTTCACAATGATGAGAGAAAAAACCTTCACCAGGGAGATACCTGGCAATCATGAACTTCTCGGTCATCGAAAAATTCATCCCCGTCAGTTCCTCAAACTCCATGGTGTAGGTGGCAACACAATCCCAGAGATGGTCAAGAACAGCTCGAAAATCTTCCGAGATTTCGTAAGCCTCCGCAAGAGAAAGTTGAATAATCGTTGACTGTTTAACCGTAGGTACTACCTCCCCTACGGAGCCCCCGGTACCTACAACTCCCGCTTCATGAAGCTGGGGATTATCCTCAAACCATTTAATAATCTGGCCGCAGTACTCGGGACCCACCCGATACCGTCTAATAAAATTCTCCACGCTGTAAAAAGCCTTGGCATCTCACTGTACATGGGAGATGAGGGCTGCCGGTCCTCTAAACACAAATGAAGAGGTTTTAATATTCTACGAGTATACAGATATAGGCATAAACCCTCATATGATTTACATCAAAGGCACTGTTAGAAGCATCCCCCGAGGCGGTAGGCCATGGACTTGTGATGGAAATGGGTCCCGGAGATGCAAAACTTCCCTGACTAACAGGATAACAACAGTTACCATCCCCTCCACCATTAGAGCGACTAAAACCAGGCTGCGTACCGTAGGGATGAGTGTGTTGCACCATATTGGCCGTCTGATAAGAACCTACCCCTGACGTAATAGGAGAGGTAGTGCCGCCCGACAGAACTGTACGACTGGCATAATCTTCATCTACATCGCGTCCTAGATCGGCTCCCCGAAAGTAAACCCCCTCTCTAAAGTCAGGTAAATGAATATCAGACACCGTACTTCCATAAGCTCCTGTAGGCCACAGCGCACTTAACCCCGCGTATGTAGCGCGGGAGATAGCGCTTCCGTCACAGATGTGATAAGTTTCCTTCCTTATTTGGTAGGTGTCTCCTACATGTGCGGCCTTACACGCTATATGTCCAAGATAAGCCATGAATAATTAAGAGGGTGACTCTACGCTAGTCTAAGAGCATAGATAACAGATACATTAACCGGTCTATTCTCAGTAGTCGTACCGACAGAAGAATTACCCGTTGCCGGCGCAGCTAAGGCACCAGTATAAGAAGCGGGACCATTACAGTCATTAGTGTTGTTGACATTGTATACCCTACCCGCATGATCATGGTTGGCATAACTATCTACGATATAACCTGAGGGTAGATCCGAGATCCCGGAAGGTTGAGCCCCGGTATTATTGAGAAAAATTCCTCTAAAATCAGGTAGACCAAAAGTCGTCGAGCCATCTCCCGAACCATATAAGGTACCAACGTGTTTAAACAACCCCTCATATATAGTACGACTAACATCCTGACCGCTCGCTATAACACAATGCTCGGGAAGATTCGACGCTGCGAAATCTTGGTCAATGATGGGTAAGGTATAGGGAAAGACGCAGCCAATAGGGATAGGTCCATAACTATGGGCAATCATGGGACACACTTGACGATGTTTCCCGTGGTTACCATCCGGTGACCCCTGTGCCCCAACGTTTGAGCCATTAGTACCAGGGTTCATATTTCTATTGTTACCACCCGCTGACCCACACGAAGTCCCCCAGGAAGCGGTACCATATACACCAGTAACTGTATGAGTATGGTGAGGTAAAACAGCAGTACCCGATAATGAAGCTAACGGGGTCCCCGAAGCAGTAAGCGTCTTGGTATATGTATATTCACCGACAGTGTCAGGGAGAGTAAAAGTATTAAAACCATCTCCTACACCATACGTAGTCCCTAGAACTGAAAATAAGCCAGAATAATCGGTACGACTAACATCAGCTCCAGTAGTCTCAAAAAACTTACCACCGATATCTGGGGATGCACAATTAGTATCCCTTACACCACTCGAAATAGCGAAAGCATAATCCCCCTCCTCATTCATCAATAATCCCGTGAATGAAAGAGGCCACTCGTTTATTCGCATTTGACGAGTTACATTCCTACCAATCCAGGCACCAGGAGCAGCGCTAGAGCTAGAAGCTTCTTTATTAACTGTGCCGCCGTAATGCTTAGACATGATGGGTTGCCGCTGCTCTCATTCTACCCATTATTAACACAAATATAAGGAAACAACTTCATGTGGGGTACTTCAAAAGCCGTTGCAACAGCATCCCCTGAGGCGGTCAGACCCGTAATATTATCGGGTCCCTTAGTTGCATAACTTCCCTGACTAACAGGATAACAACAGTTACCATCCCCTCCACCATTAGAGCGGCTAAAACCAGGCTGCGTACCGTAGGGATGAGTATGTGCGGCCAAGTTAGTGGCTTGGTAAGAACCTACCCCTGACGTAATAGGACCTTCACCCGAGAGGGCCACCCTATCGTAAGCATTCATATCACAATTAAGGTTTCCCCAACTGGTACCACGGAGAGAAGGGCCATTAAGATCAGGCAAAAAGATATCAGCTGTCCCTTGGCTGGCAACACAATAAGCAGTGTCGTCCCAATTTGAACTAAGAGTTGGGTAAACCGCTCTACCTAAACTACGCCCGTCAACCAGAACATAGATACGCCCCAAGGTTGTGGTAAAGGACAGGCCGCGAAAAGCAGGTTGAAGTGAGATCTTTCCAATTGTCATGGGTTCATACCTCCTTAAGACGCTTCGCCAGTATTATCGACATTGAGAAGATAAACGACAGTAATGTTGTCTATTCTATTATCAACCCCTGCACTCCCTACAGAGGCGCCGCCGGTCGCCGGAGCCGCCATCGTGCCATTGTAAGAAGCGGGACCATTACAGTCATTAGTGTTGTTGACATTGTAAAACGAGACATAATGTTCGTGTTCCGCTACATCGTCTAAAACGTAACCACTAGGTAAAGCTCCTGATGTTTGTGCTATTGCCGTCCCTCTCGTGAAAGCCCCTCTCAGATCAGGAATATTAAAGGTAGTAGACCCATCTCCCACGCCAAAGTGAGTACCAAACTGATTAAAGAGAGTGGCATTCTCCGTTCTACTAATCGGCTGCCCACTAGGAATAACATAATCGACTGGGATATTTGAATTACCTACAAAATTGGATTCAGTTGTCGCTAGCAAATACTGAATCAAACACCCAATGGGATAATGAGACTCCTTCGTAGCAAGCATGGGATATACCTGTCTGTGCCTTAGCTGATTTCCTCCTGCACTTCCCGTAGTTCCCGTAGTCATGTTAGACGCGCCAGGGTTCATATTTCTATTGTTACCACCCGCTGACCCACACGAAGTCCCCCAGGAAGCGGTACCATATACCCCCAATGCAGTGTGAGTATGGTGAGGAAGAACCCCTACTCCCGATAATTCAGCAAGGGTGGCTCCCGAATTAGTTGTAGTTCTAAAGTAACCATAACCCCCATTATCACCGGTGTTATCGAAGGTATAGTTAGGTACATTAAACGTAGTAGCACCATCCCCAACTCCGTACAGAGTCCCGTAAGTATCGAATAGTCCCGAATAAGTAGAGCGACTGATCGCTTGTCCACTCGCACAGATATAACCATCTGACATCATCAGTTGGTCACGAGTACCACTCGCCAGGACAAAGACTAATTCACCTACATTGGACTGTGGAGGCTCAACAGGAGCCGTGGGCCACTGATTCAGCGTTGCTCTTTGATAATAAATCTCGGTACCCGATGTCCAACACCCACTCGCATAAGTAATGGTAGGGACATTAGCTTGACCGGTAAAACCGCCGAAACCCTTAGTCATAGTTCTTTAGGGGGACTCACGTCGCGGTCCCTGAAGCGACCCAGTCAGAAGGTAGTGTAAACCTTTCTCCTACTTCAGGATGAAGGGAATCCTCCCATAACTTCATCCCATCCAACTCGTAATGTTGTTTCCAATTCGCCGTATTATCCGTCAACATCCGATCAATTTCATCTTCAGCTGCTTTATCTTCGGCAGCTTTAGAAGTTACTTGAGGGAGTTCTAAGGTAGGAAGCTTATCAACTGTTAAAGGAGTAGTAGAAAGAGACAGACTATGAAGTTTGGCATAATAGGCTGCGTAAATATTGAAAGCTGTCTCACTTAAATCCGGATCCGTCACATCCACGGCATGAGAAAGAGTATCGTCAATGGAGGCACGTATCTCCCGATCCGCATCCTCTAACCTTTGTTGAGGAGTCTTGCTATTTACCACCCATGAGGACGTTCCCGTCGACCAGGTAAGGTACTGAGCATCACTAACACTAGGCTTATTGAAAGGGCCGCTATATCCTAGGGAAGATAACTCTGCCAGAGTAATGGAATGGGAATAGCGCGTTTCCTTATTATGTAAGCGCATTCGAGCAGGAAGATACTGTGGTTCGACACCACTTAAGCTAAAAAGAGCTTGAGTGTAATTTGCCATATCACACCTCTACATAACTGACTGCGATATCCAAATCAGCGGAAGAGCTTGCTTTAGCTACAAGCTTTTCTCCACTTGGGAGAATATATTTACTAGAAAGAAGCTCAACGTTTGCGTCTGCCGGAACAGGTATTGTGAAGGCCAAATAATTCTGAATTACATCACTAGCATCATTGTGAGAGGTCGTGATATCAGCAGCAAAGGACCCATCTCTATTAGCTACCAAAATACTCAACACAATGGTGCTATTAGACGTCGACGTCACCACCGTTGTGTCACCGACTCCTAAAGACGCCTGGGAAGCGTGATAAAAAGTTGCCATAAGCTCCCGCGCTCTTGTAAGAGTCTAACTCAATCCAACATACCAAGTCTATCAAAGAAATTGAACAATCCGGGAGAAACCTCAAAAGGCAAACCCAGGAAGAACTAAAAATAGTAGGATTTGAGTAAAAGCCTTCTCTCATGGGTCTATTCACCCCCGAAAAGATAGTCCAAGAACGCATGAGGATTTGTAAGGAATGCGAGCACTTCTTCCGGCCAACTAAATCCTGTAAATTATGCGGGTGCTTTATGGCCGCAAAAACCCGTGTAAAAGGTATGTCATGCCCTCATAAACCGCCCAAATGGGAAGCCATTAAATAGAATTAACCGAGCGCAAAGATAAGTCCTAAAAGCTCTCCTTCACTTATAGGAGCGTCAGAAGCAAATAGAGTTAAAGCAGCATTTCCCGATGCGAGAGCTGCTGTAGAAATTGCTTCAGCAGCTAACCCGGACCCTAAAGCATAATTTGCCTCCACCACGGCTGCATTGCCAGAGGCTAGAGCTTCGGGAGAATCAGCAATACCCGCGGCACCCGATGCAATGGCGATCGCGGCATTAGTAATAGCTAAATCGGACTGCTGCATTCCACTGGTTGCAGCCAAAAGTCCCGCATTACCCGACGCGAGAGCTTGAACTGCAATCGAACTCGCCGCAAGGCCGGAAGCAAGGGCCGGAATCGCATCCGTATCCGCAGCAAGGCCTGAGGCCAATCCTTCCTCAGCGGCCACTAGGTCAGTGCCATCCAGACCCAGCTTTGTACCGACCCAGATCAGACCGCTAGCACTAGCAGCCAAATTAACGTTAATCTCCCCAGAAGCAGCGAGATTTAATACTTGATTTCCAAAACCACTCCCAGTAGTAAGCTCACCCGTTATTGGAATACTCTCATAGTCATTAATCTCAGCGAATAAACCGCCGCTATAAACCAGGGGCCTTCTTTTAGCCATTAGGAGAGAGCAATGATTAGACCGGTAGCCTCACCTGCACTTAAACAAGGCGCACCGGCTATTGCCGCTAAGGCTGCATTACCCGAAGCCAGTGCAATCGGTGCATCAACCAAGGCTGCATTACCGGAAGCTAACGCTGTAACTGCTATAGCTAGTCCAGCATTACCCGAAGCAAGAGCATTTGCTGCTACCACTATGGAAGCCAGACCGGAAGCAAGGCCCGTATTGGCATTAACCACCGCTGCATTACCAGAAGCCTGAGCTATCACTGCATCCACCACGGCGGCTTCACCCGAGGCCAACGCGATAACCGCATCGGCGAGTCCGGCATTACCTGAAGCTAAGGCTACGGCGGTGTTAGCGAGAGCCGCATTACCAGATGCTAAGGCAGCAGTGGCGTCCGAGAGGGCTACACCATCATTGGTGAGTTTGGAGCCGGCAAATAGAAGACCACTTGCAGCCGCCGCTAATGCAATATCTACCCTTATCTCGTTGAGAGTATCACCACCCCCGACTACACCACTACCCGCAATAAGAGTGCCACCTTCCGCACTACTAATAATGGAGTCACCCTGCGGTAACTCACTGGGTGATCCACTTACTAAAACTAGGGGTCTTCGTTGTGCCATAACTAAATCTTATTAGCCTCCAGTATAAAGAAATGTAGGAGGTTGGATCTGAACACTGAGAGCAGTAGCGGATAACGCGAGCCCTATAGGGCTAGAAGCTTCATAAGCCCATGCCCCGGAACCGGCAATTATTCCCGAAGCGGTTTCATATTTAACTACTTGTCCTAAATACTTAGAAAGAAAATAATATTCCCCAGGGCTTAATGCAGTTTGAGCAGTAATATTCGCATCCGATAATGTAGCTACTCCATCCAAATTTACGGTAACGTCTGATCCATTAGTGGCCGCAGCCGTAGCTATTCCTATTGGTCTTAATTGGAAATTTTGAACTCCACTGTAAGCCAGGGCCGGAACAGCAAAGTTACCACTAGCACACACCACCTCACCAGCAATTAGGGCGGCGCCTGCCGTCATCGTGGCTTCAGGAGCCGGGTTGGTTACTACTCCTTGCCCATTCGCCAGATAAACAGTTGTTCCATCCGCCTGATAGCTGGAATAGTTCCGGTTGAATATCGCTCTATTCGCCACCGATAACAGCCGTAGATTTAGTTCCCATTCTACACCGCTTATACAGAGTCATCCTGTACAAGTCGAGGCATAGCTGGTTGAATCTTCATCATAGTAGACCCAATAGCAGTACCAACCTCGCATAAATACATCCCAGAAACCTGAGCAGTGCCTGCATATGCAAGGAATTCTGTTCTAAATTGAGCGTAATTTACTAAAGTTCCCCCACTAGGACTCACATAATAAGGTTCTCCAATATCCAAACTGCTAAAAACAGCCACACTAGAGTCAGATACAACTCGAGTTAGTGCGCCTGCGGTCACCATATCCATGGCCACCCCACAGACGGCTGATGTTCTTTCCCCGCTAGGCCAAGCCTTCAAAATCGAGCCCGATACCGAAGTGTGAGGAGTGACCGCATCTCCAGTATTTATGCTTTCTCCAGCAACAAACGATAGGAGCACAATAATCTCTAATTCTACTCTCTAACTTTAGCGCGGGCCTTGTCCACGGGGCTTTTTTCTTCCATGAGATGCTTTGCTATTCCGGCCGTTCCCCTGTCGCGTTTTTTTGAGCTTTGGGAGAATCTGATTGGTATCCTTCTCTTTAGTCATTAGCTAAGTCCCATAATCAGACCGATAACTTCGCCCTCGCTCTGACCTGGATCATTGCCACTAGCCACTACATCCTGCCAGTTACTACCATTCCAAACAGTCAGATTAGCGTCAGTGGATCGAGTCCAGAGAGAGCCATCCACAGCATTCGTAGGAGCAATAGCGCTGTAAGAAGGCGTGCGGGCCGGAGCAGATTCGTACCAACCACTAGAGGACGCATCATAAATAAACAGGTTACCCATGAGGGTATTGAACCAAATGCTTCCGTCACGTGGGGGTGCGTTCTTACCGCCAGTTCCAGATGGAGGAACCTCACTCTTAATCGCTAAAGCTTCGGCATTAGTGATGTACCAATCAGGTTTAGTAATCCCATTACCAGACGCATAAACAAAGAGACGTCCTTCATTGGTATCAAACCAGAGTGACCCGGCTTTATAACCAGTTCCGGGACTACCCGAAAGAGTTGCGCGTCCACCCCCGGTACTCTCCACCGTTACGAAAGCACCAGAATAACTAGTTCCTATATCTGCCCCACCTAGAACCCCTACATCAATAACTTTGGAAACACCACTTGCATAAACACTAATACCGGACCCACCTACAACGTTGGCATTTTCTTGACCTGAGATAAGACCTATCCCCGCGTTATAACTAACGTCTACAGAGCCCTGCCCACTGATATTAGTGGAGACAATGGCGCTACTGCCGCTAGGTGTAACCGTAATCCCCGGACCTGCAACAACACCACTTATAACCGCATTAGTTATGTTATCGGCCCCCGATATAACAATGAATTGGGCCCCAATTCCGCCGGAATAAGTAACCCCAACACCTCCCATACCCAGGGAGTTAACAGCAATAATATGAGCGTCTCCACTTGGAGTAAAGGTAATACCAGAACCGGGCAGAATGCTTCCCTCGGAAATAGGAGAGGTCTGGATTCCACTCGCCGTAAGGTTTAAGTCCTCAAGGGCACGAACTATCCCCTCGAAGTTATGGGTGTACCCGATGGGGCATTTTGCATAAGAAACAGTACCCACGCCACTTATCGTCGTAATGATTTCATCAATGACATCGATGATGCCTCTGAAACTGTGTTCATGTAGCGCCCGATAAGTGGATCCATGAACAGGACAAGGTGCAAGTGCCATGTATCAATTTTAGTATGCACCCCCAAGTTTGATTCTAACTCAGTTGAGACAGCTATTTGTCTGAGTACTCTAGCCGATTTTTTACTCCGAGTTCAGTATTCTCCCAGAGCTCCTCATCTTGTAAATTTTCAGCTAATTGCCAGGCCGGAATCCCCAGTTTAGAAGCTCGAAGACGCAAAGCTTTCCAAGTAATTTTTTCTGATGGCTCAGCTACGTTCTTGTTCATGGTAATACACTATTTACTTCTATCTTAAAGGTTTCGTCTATAGTAAGCAATGCCCACGATGCTTTGTAAGTTCATTAAGCTACAACTCTTGTTTAAAACTACCTCATAACAGATAATTTGCGTTAGGCAGAGTCTTTTAAATAAATATCCTCTGAGTGCTTTAAATGGACCTTATAAAATTTAGTGGTTATCCATTTTAAAAACAGGTCTCACTTTGCGTCAGTTTAAAAACTTTTAAATAGCTTTAAAATTGGGAATAACGAGAGTCGAAAATATTCACTAGAAGGATATAGAAAAAATAGGAGTTTTGAGCTTCGTGCCCTTGTGTGCGTTCTATGTCATTAGGTGCTTCTTCCTCTCACTCGCGTGTCCCATCTGATACACTGCGCATAGGTTGACAACCTCCTCATGTCGTTTTCTGATCGTGCTGTCGTCCTCTTAGGACTCCTTGATACAACTGAAGCTCATCACCCCACCACCGAAAGGGCTTTAGCCACCTCGGTACGAGGTCACTGGCGAGTGGATGAATACTCCTCGTGTTGCGTATGGCGATGCAGCTGTGAGCGTTCTGACCCCTTGATCATTCCTCTTACTGATTTAAAGAAAGTCAGGCTCCCTACCAACCTCATTCCCGCCTGTGAGGTGTGTAGATCGGAGTTTGAGAATGCCCGAGGAAAAACAGGTCATCTCTGGGCCTGGTTAGAACGGAATCGACCCCTTATTAGCGAAGAGAAGCACCTCTATTTACCCGATGATCTGGGATATTGCCGAGATGTGCGGGAAGGTCGCAGTATTCGCACTCGTCGTTTTGTTTATGAAACCTTTTGGAAGAAAAACTTAAATTATAAACATTTCGTGCGCAGTAAGTGCTGTGATGAGCACTGCATTAACCCTTATCATTTATATGTATGTCGCAGTCCTGCCGCCAAAGTTTCTCAGCCCATTCGTCATTACATTCAGAAGCTAGCCGCGCAGGGAGTTTCTTCCAAAACGACCCAACTTCTTTTGCGCGATCAGCTTTCCTTAGATCTCTCCGTCAGATCGATACAGTGCGTGCGATCCGTAGACGGGAAATCGAAAAAATTGGTTATCTTATAGAGGAGCTAAAATTTTTACAACCAACGGACGTAAAAGAGTTAACCACGGCTCTAGGACAAACTCCCAATACGACCCGTGAGCATCTTCGCAAGTTAGCTCGCCTTGGGTTAGTAGTTAACATCCGGTTCGAACAGCACTCCCTTTATTGTTTAAATGGCGATTTCAACTTATTTATCGAAGAAATACTCACCGAACTCCATGCCGTTGCGTGAAACTAGTAATGAGGAGAAGACTCCTCTATGGGAGGAAAAATATCGTATCCCAAACCTCCCTTTGTGGATTTATACCGATAATGAGCCACCCTCCTCGTTGGCGGATTGCAAGGCTAAAGTAAGTGCCACTCAATTTATCCTCGATGATATAGAAACTCAGATAAAAATAAGAGAATTAGAGTTAAAAATAGGTAGTTCACGCCATAACAGCAATTTAGACTTTGAAAAATGGAGGCTCCAAGCCCTAAAGGCGAAGCAAACTCACCATCATTTACTAAGTGCTTATACCTACTGGCTCACTTTGAAGAGCGAAAATACTATCGACGTCGAAGAAAAATTAAATAAGCTTATTATTCTCCTTATTGAGGAGCCTCACGATTTCACCACCCAGGCCGCTCGCTTACTGGCCTGAGATAAACTCTCCCCTCCTTTATTTTTATTACATGGACACCTCTCTTCGCGAAATAAAAGCTATCCGCGATTCTCTCGCTGGTATCGATGTCTCACTGCAATTATTAGCGGCTCAACGCGATAAAGAACACCGCACTACGGCTTTTCTCTCGAAGCGGTCGATGTGTCAACGCTTAAACATCCCCGCTGTGGCTTTAGATCGTCTAATTCACCAGGGTATTGCTTCCGGAGGTAAGTCAGGGCTTGTCGAAGGAAAGCACTTTTGTAAACTAGATCCAGAGGAGCGTAATAGCTCTAAATTCCTCTATGACCCGCACGCCATCATTAATTCCGCTTGGAGTAACTTTCAACATGTCTGATCCTTCTAGGAATGCCACATTATTAATTAAACAGCTCTTTGGAAAAAGTGAAACCGATAATATGGTCGCCGCTGGCACGATGCGGATGATTCTGGCCGATATTACGAAACTATATTTTGACCATAAAGGAGTAAGAGGAAAGGGTATCCTGGTATTTAACCCTGAAGAACCGGATAAAAGCAGGTATCTCACGATCACCGACCTCGAAGCGGATATAGCGGTTGCTCAAGAAGTGATGAATAAAGAAGCAGAAGAGTTGTTCCAACGCGTCGTCAAAATTATCGAAAAAGAACATGAATCCGATCTTGCTCTTATCGCCATGATCCATGATGCGGGTGTTGCCATCCATCTTTTGGATGCGGAAGAATGCAATAAAAAAATAGACGAGTACGCCAATGGTCTTATTATCTAGAGATTTTGTTTCCCCTTTTGATGTAATAGGAACCACCACGACCTTTTTTGGTGGGGAAATTGACCTAGATCCGGCTTCTAGTCCCCATGCTAATAAGGTTGTGGGGGCCACCAAGTACTTTACTTGGAGGGATAATGGCCTCAAACAAACCTGGAAAGCCAAAAATCTTTATTTATACCCTCCCCGGGATGTTCTAGCAGGGGATGAACAACCCAAAGAGACGCGTCTTTTTCAAAAAACAACTCGATTTAAAAAATCCAGTCAACGTGTATGGTTAGAACTAGCTTATGAAAAGTGGTTACGGAAAGAGTTTGATCAGGCAATTATATTTATTACTTCTTCGGAAGTGGCCCTTCTTTCTACGCAACGAATAGGGTTTGACTTCCCTATTTGTATTCTGAAGGAGCGCCCCAAACTATTGATAGATAATAAAGAACTTAATAAAGTAAGAAGCTCCAAAGTATTCGGTTTTATCTTTTATTTGCCTTCAATTAATAATTACCAAGAGGCTACCACTCACTTCTCTGCTTTGTATAGTACTCTGGGACGGGTTTATATTTAAGTTCCTCAGCAGTGTCCCACGAGTCATCTGGCCCATAATTATCATTCTCACCAAAACCTATTCCGACAGGTCTTTTTCTTTGCATTCTTTCTCTTTCTTCCCGGATATCCTCTCTGTGTTTGTGCTTCTTCGCAGTGTTAAATAATTCTCCAGCGAAGCGAAAGAAGTGCGGATTGCGGTCTACATGATGTAGGCGACGTTTGACGTGGCTTTCAGCTCGCCTTTCTGGGCCGGAACGTTCGAAATCGCTCATCAGACACCATAATTCATTAATTCACGCACAGCGGCATCATTTGCATAGAAATTCGCTGCTGCTGGAAGTGCTTCCTCTCTACCACGGATCATCGCTTGAGTAGCAGCATCAGTGTAATCATAGTGATGAGCAAACTCGGGTCCCAGAGTCATAGTGCTCTTAATAGATTGAGTATTAACTGGTGAAACCGCATCAGGATCCTTATAAGCTTGTTTAAAAGCTGGATCTCTCATCAGGCTATATTGCTTTCGGGCGGCATCTATACGGTTTCCTAGGCGATCATACTCCTCCGAAATATGAGGACTAAACCCTTCTACATCTTGACGACCTATAGTATGGAAGCGATCCATAGTGTCATCAAAACGAGTCATATAGTTTTGAACCGCATCCGGAGTACTTACTCCGGTTAGTCCTCTAATATCGGACATAATATCCTTAATTTGATCGTAGGTAGCAGCGGCTCGATTATCGAGTTCTTCGGTAGCTTGTCGCTGATACTCCTGACCCCAGAAACCGGCACTAGGATCTCCTCCGCCATTATCATTCCCACCAAGACCACTAAAAATAGAACCTGCTAGACGAATAATATCAGGTGCATTATCTGTAAGCGCTCCCCATATACCTCCTCCCGAACTCGAATCAGTACCCGTAGAAGAAGTCCACGGATTATTATCCATAAGGCCTCCCAACTGGTCTCCACTAAAAACATCCCCCGAAAAAGGAGTGTTGCCGAAAGGACTAGTTGTCCAACCAGGGTCCGAGCCAGTATCGTAGGGGACGTTCCAATCGGGTGTATTGCTGTAGTCCATCCCACCTATAGAGCCCGGGGCGATGTCACCCCAAATAACGTCGGACATTCTACGCCTCGTGTATACCTTATTTTAGACTATTAGTTCTAATCTTAAGGTATTAATTGTTGACGCCGTCTTCTCGCAAAATCGAAGATAACGTTATGAGCTTTAGCCCGCTGTCCCAAATGAGCATAATAACTGGCGCCGGAGCGTAGAGGAGACGCCGCCCACTCGCCGGCGATTAAATGAAGGGTGTCGGGAGAGATGGGGTCTACACTCGGATCTACCCCTCTGTTCCTCAGCAGACGAAGGGCCGCATGGTCTTGCTCCACAGGGCCGAAAGAACGTAACTTTAAAGCTTTAGCTGCAGAATCCCAGGTAAAAGGCATAAATTGATAAGCTCCGGCTGCTGCACTCGTATGACGTCCACTAGTAATTGGATTATCGGGATGAATATCAAGATTAGGTGCAAGCCCTCCTCCAAACATCATCCGATATTCCGGTGCATTCTTCTTAGAATTCCAAGTCCCCTCCATAAATGAAATAGTATCTAGCCACAGCCGTTCACTGGGAGATATGGCAGGTAAGTAACTCTCCTTGATGGGGGGTGTGTTAGGAACGCCTTCAGTCTGAGGAGGTACAACTGGAGAGGGTTCCTCACCGGTAACTACACGCCGCGCACCTTCGAAAGCAGCTGCTTTGAGTACCCACGGTAGGGCCTCTCTCACTAACTTACCGATGATGGGCATCTGACTAAGCAGCGTCGATGTTATTATACCGCTCGTCGTCACCAAAAAGATCAACGTTAGTATCGACGACCACGCCGATCTCTTGCATGACTGATTTATACGCGCGCTCTCGACATACGAATCTAAAGATGGTTTTCCAAAGATATTGATCACGCGCGTCTCCCTTTAATGAATAAGCCTTCTTTTTAACTCTCGTTAGGGTTAAATCATCCTCTAGGGAAAGCCCCACACGAACGCAAGTGTCTTGAGGGTCCATAAAGCAAGTACAGTCTCCAATTATTCTAGCGCGAATGTATATTTGCTAATATGAGGGACCTAAATATGAAGAGAATATAAAATACACAATGGCACAGTCGCGCAGACATCATACCTGCTAACCTCTGCACGTCCTCACACACTGAACTTCTGTAATCAAATGGATTCTTCTCGGTTACTTACAATTGCTCAAACTGCCGAACTACTCAACTGTTCTGCGGGGTTTGTACGTAAGCGGATTGCACTAGCCGAAGCTAATCAACCAGGAGGCTGGCCCAAAGGAATATTTGTTAATCTCCAACCAAATGGAGCTAAGTCCCTTTATAGAGTCAACCAAGACGCTCTTCAAAAATACTTAAATGGATCCGAGTCTCCCGCCGAAGAAGAGGCCTGTAGTTTGGGCTCAGTATTATCCTCCATGTAGTCTTCTCCTCTCTTTAAGTTAACGCCCACCCACCTGCATAAGCCACATAAATTCCACTAGGACTACCCGTATCATCCGCTTTATAACGGAAGGAGCCGGAAGGCCCTGTTCCTGTTAGTGCTCCGGTATAGATATCGGCGACAGGCACCCCTGTGGCAGTGATCACACCGGAAGCCATAATGGCTCCAAATGCGCCGGACGCCACTAATGCAGAATCAGCGTAAGCAGCGCCAGAGGCAAAGGGAACCGTCGCTGTAGCAGATGTATCTGCAAAAGCCGCTCCTACTTTGTCCCAAGCTGCCCCATTCCACACTTTCAAATACTTCTCGGAAGTTGAGGAATCAACCCAGATCTCTCCGGTGGAATTTCCTGGTGAGCCTACCGGGGTCGAGTTAGGGGCACTAGCAGCGTATGCGGAGCCTCCTACTTTTCGGATAGATCCCGCCGAATCCTTAAAGTAAAGTCCAGGATCTGCTGCTCCAAAACAAATAGCCGGCTCACCTGTTTGAACCGTCGCTCCACTAGGGCGGTCAGCGGCATTACCCGTTCGTTTGAAGAGAAGGGTTACTGGAGTAGATGACATTAATAAACACCCCCGTTAATTAAAAGAGGCTCAATAGAAGGAGGAATGGTAACCCCATCGTCATATTGCCCCCCATTAAAGAGAGGGGCAACGAGACCTGAAGCTAATGGAACTAGGTCACCATCTTCATAGTGCCCTCCATCAATGATATCTCGCTCGGAAATAGGTAAGAAAGGATTGTAGTCACCAATTTTCGTCATGACGAAGCCACTGGCTACGATAGGCCGACTAGAATCAGCTCCCGAAATAGCAGTATCAAAATTAAGGGCCTTAATGACCGCGGGGAACATATCCGGATACATCAAATGCGTAGGAGTATCCGTCATTGAAGGACTATATTTCTCCCACCAAGCGAGATCTTTATCACGTTTCCGTGAATCAGTTTCTTTCTTAAGCTGCTTAAAGAAATACTGTCTATATCTTCCATCCATGGGCTCATCGGCGGGCTGATCTAACCACGGATTAATAACCGTAGCGGTAGCCGGTAAGCGATTCCTTAAGTCGAAAAAGGATGCATAAAGATGCTTACACCACTTAGGCATATAAAAGTACATATTGGGATCGGAAAATGTCTTCCCATCATCTTTATATTCCGGAGCCTTTAAGAGAGTATTGACATAGATAAAACCGAAGTCGCGGGCTGCACCCGGATAGTCGCGAGTCTCTTGTAATCTCTCCGGACCAGTTTCGGTTCCCCCCGGATCGTAAGTGCCCGGTTTCAAATCTTGAGGGAGGGTGTAAGGATATATTCGTTTTGTGTTGTACTTATAAAGATTGAAATCCTCTCGTCCTACATAATCAGGACAACTACAACTGTAGCGATACTCCGTTGTTAAATAATCTCCGGGGGTAGGGTTGGATGCCGCCGGAGCACTGAGGGTATTACTATCGATTACACTCCAACTAGTATTAGTTCCATTAGCTAAAAACAAAGTATTATGATCCCCATGAGCACTAGTGGAGGGATCAGCAATAACCCCATCTGTACCAACATTGACAAGAGTATAGTTACCGTAACTTGTCTTCTCTGTACCATCCGCATTAAAGCGGTCAGATAATACTTCACCGATAAAGTAGGTAACGGGAGGCCCGAAGTTTCCATTTAGAACAACCGCCAGGATCCCTTCAGAATAGGTTGTAACACTCTGGATAGCGAGACCGTAGTCAAGAAAGTTATAAACATCGCGTGGCCTAATCGTAGTGACATGCATCGCCATGTCCTGTTTCATAGACGGATACATCCACACCGCCCCCGGAATAGCAGGGCCCAAATTCTGTGTACCGGAAATGTAGTATCTGAACGTATAGTTCATTCCTACAAAGGCCTGATCCGCATACATATAAAGCTCATACCCTCGTCTCCATCTGCACCAAAGAGAGGCATAATCATAGTCACTAAGTAAACCGAAATCCTTCAGTTCCGTCTGGGGACGAAACTTAGCTTCCGGAGGCATTGCTCTATTTAGTTGGCGCGTAGTGTCCGCTCCGTGCAGATTTTTAAACGCAAACTTAGAAGAGCGCCGCTCAAAACTCTTATAACCAAAAGTAGAACTACCGAAGTGATTCTGACCTATGCGGCTTCCCACTTTTTAATAAAAACCACCTTGGGCAAATATAGACAACCCGGAAGCACTAAGACCACCTGAAACAGCGGCTGGCCCATTTCCATAGTATCCAATACATAGGATATAACCTTTCTCTAAATACATTGCTTCAGACTTACCAAGCTCAATTGGCCTTGCCAAGTTAGTATCACCGGTACGTGGAGTAGGGGCGATAGTTGCGGGTAATTCGACACGTTGAATCAAACCCTCAGTACTGCCTGATAGTCCGACCTCGAATTTTCCTAATAATAGGGAAGATGAAGAAGATGGAGCTGCCTGGTCCGGCGCATAAAGGTAAACACCAAAGGCGGCAGAATAAATACCTGCCGTATCAGGGTATCCCTCATTAGAGACTACCCAAAGATCTTCTACGAGTCCGCCATCTTCAGAGGGAATATCACCCACCCTCACCAGTTGAACTAGGTTACTAAAAGTAGGATTGCCCTGGTTAGTGACCGTTGTCGACCCACTAGTGAACCTCGCTCCTCTCAGGAAAGGACGGTCAACCATTAAGGGTTGTTTATTAGTCGAAGTGGAGGCCATTAGTGTTTACGACAAATACTTGAATTAGGGGGAGAGGGCCCGGGTAGGATCTACCAGTGTATCCCCTCCCCAAGGCTGAACCGGTATACGAGCACCCGGCCCTAATTCTACATCTGACACCCCTACCTCGGCATCGGCTTCTCTAAGTGCATTGAGTTCCTCCTGAAGTGCATCAATCTGAGCCTGTAAGTTATTAACTAAAGTATCTCCACTCTTTAATAATGAATCAGTCCCTTCTTCACCAGCAGAGGGCGTAGGAGCGGGCTGTGTTCCTCTGCTCTTATCCTGTCTATTCCATCTTTCTTGATTTCTACTTCTTATACCATCTATAACCTCACCTAAACGCTGTCCTCCATATCTCCCTCCGGGACCTAATCCTCCACGCCCGTAGTACTTATCATATACAGAATAAATAGGACGTTGACCCCTCGACATACGTACAATATCAATCACTCTTTCCGCAGCTGGGGTAACATTCCTCGCGAACAGACCTATCTCATCAATAATCCCTGCAAACCCGGAGCGACGTGGACGATCTTCGCCATGAACCGAAGGTGGGGCTTCTGCCACGACGGAATAATCGGAGAGGGACCCTGGACCGGCAGGTCCTGCGTAATTGGGATAGTCGGAGGACATGGAAAGAGGCCTAATAAAGTAAGTTTAAATCACCTACGTAGGTGGGCAAAATTATCTTGCAGGTAGGCCAAATTCTTGGCTACAGACCCTTTGCCTTGCGCTTGGTTACGACCCGCATTGAGATAAGCTTCTGAGATGTCTCGACGTACATTCTGGAGAACCGGAGAATTAAAGGTTTCATTAGCTACGGCTATTTCAGTGCCTCCCTGCGTCGCTCCAGTATGAAGCTGATTCTCAACTGCATTAGCCGTAGCTACTGCACTTTGAGGAACATTGCCACCCATTGTGGACATTTGAGTTGTATTGGTAATAGAGCCGACCCCTTGTTGACTAGCATTAGGGTTAACTAACTGACGCTGCTGAAGTTCATAAGCTAATCCCGGGTGTGCCTGTGCCCAGGCGGCTAGATTGGCCGCAATTTGGGGTGACTCAACTCCGTGAATCGTGGATCTCATCAGAGCACGACGGATATCCTGTTGATCCACATAGGCCTTCCGAGCGGCATAGTAATCCGCAATACTTCCGTACTTACTTGGGTCCAGAGGCTCAAGAGCGCGGTCAATAGCAGCCGCAGCCGGATCGGCTTGCCCTAAAGCTGCACGACGATCACTATCTCTCTCGTCAGAACCTAAACCCTGAGGGGGTGTTGGATCGATGTTTCCAGGACCCGGAGGATTAGGTACCGGAGGAGGTGGTGTTACATCGCCTAATACATCCCCGTTATCCTCGCGGAAAATAACTCCAGGGGTGGCATCTGGAAGTTGAGCAGAACCTTCCGTAGGGGGTGGGCTTTGATTACTCAAATAAGCTGCGGTACCACCACCAACGACTAATCCTCCTAACCCGAGTTGGACCCCTCGGTTACGTAAAATCTGCTGGAGATCAGCTACCCGATTACCCACTGCTGCATCACGTGCAAGTAACCCTATAGGTACCTCACCACCAGCTAGTTGACGCTGGCCATTCACCACGCGGACACTGACGGGCTCAAAACGCGCCCCAGCTGGAGTACGTACAATTTTTCCGCCCGGAGTACGAGTAATAGCTCCCATGGCTTCGCGTGCACCATCGTCGAGTCTCCTTAAAAATTCTGTCCCTCCGGGGCGAGAAATTCTTTCTAAAATAGTTTGAGGATTTACCTTGTAATGAGTCCCTGCTCGTTGAGCGATCTCCGAAAGAGATTTAAAAGTACCGGGATCATTAACACTTAAAGCCCGTAGCTCTGGACTCAGCTCGCTAACTTTAATAGTCCATTGAGGTTTAGGAGCAGGCGCTTGCCTCACAAGCTTGCTCAAGCTTCCTTTTATCGCAACCGGGGAGGGGAACTGACCCCTACGTACAAGCTGAGCCACTTGAGGAAGGAATTCTGGTCCCAATCCTTCCGTCGCCATCCTCTGGAGGATCTGTGGATGAATAGTGCCGCGGAGTCCACTACTGGCGACTTGGCTTTCGAGAACCTTATAGAGGGTCTCAGGAGATGCATCCGCAATACTCTCCGTCCCCTTAACGAGTGCTTCATTTAGAGGAGTAGCGTGAGGCTTAGGACTATATAAGCGGCCACCAATTCCTCTTCCAGGCGCTACGGTAGTTCCTTTCTTCGTCGTTGTTTCGACAATAGATCTAGCTCCCGGAGGGAAACGGAGCCCTATCTTAGGTTGGAATACTCGCGCAGCATCCTCAACACCTGGAAGAAGTTTAGGAAGGTTACGCATCTCATTAAGTGCCTCCCGTGCTGCCTTACTATCTAAACGGCTCAGCGCATCAACGAAAGCTTGACGAGCCTGTGGGCTAGTCAAATGTCCCCCCGCTTCTCTAAGAATTTTGGATAAGATACTCACTAGACTTTAGGGTTAACTAATAAACCTAGTCTATCTCCAATTAGCCCAAAAGTAGAGACGATCGGCACGAGACACGTCTGGAGGGCCTGGTATGGCCTGTATAAACTCTCCTCCAGACCTTTCAAATCTATAACGTGATACTACTGGATCTCTATAGTTCGCTACATAGAGCATATGCGCTAGACGATCACATTCATACATGTAGTTCTCACGCCATATCCTCGCAGTCTCCCGCTTGTCCTGAATATTAATAGATCGTGAAACATCACCTAAAATCGTCTCTTGCCTACTCGTGGCGCGCCCTGTGGCTAATTCTGTGAGACGCTCAGCATCCTCACATCTTTCAATCTGTTGAACAATTTTGTCATAATAAAATTCGCTCGGAACACTATTACAAGCTTCGAGTAAACGAGCATAATCCCCGGCTGGGACTGTAGCAATGTTATACCCTAGATGATACGCCACCCGGCTGAAATTATAATCATCTAGGGCGTACCCAAAAACCTGAGCAGGGTTTCGAGTTAACTGATTAACTGCCGCATAAACAATCTCTCGCTTTGTAGCGTCAGTCTGAGTGGCATTAAAAACGACACCCTGTTGAGCTAGATACGATTGGATCTGCTGAAGTTCACTTTCCGTTAGTTGGGCCACAAGCTAAAAAACCCTTTTATTCTTCTATTCTACGTACACTGAGCCTGTAGCAAAAACTTCTACCCAATCAACCCTCTTAATAGCCTCTAATTGTTCGAGCTTGGTGAATTTTTCCCCAGGGAGATTCTGACGTAACTCAATAATCTCTTTAGCAGTTTTACTACCCACGCCTGGTAAGCATTGTGTTAAGCCCTGTTCTGTAAGGGTATTTAAGTTAATGCGGTTATCCACAGGGGGGATGGGTTTAATTACCTTTTGAGCCTTAGGCTCTTGTTTAACGTGACGGCGGTTCCTGCGGGTGCTCACCTTATTTACGGGTTCCACCTGTTCCTCGACTATGGGACCTACCTGATCTTTATGAGCAAAGAAGACCTTCCCACTGGTGCTGGACCTCACCATAAAGTAGTCCCCATCGTCATGGATAGAGATTACTTCTACCTTTACCCCACTGGGTTTATAGCAATAAGAGGTGGTTTCCATTGTGGTAGTGGTCATGTGAAAAGACAGTATATAAACAGTAGTTTAAAGGAAAAGGACCCTCCTGAGTAAAGGGTCCCTTTTATTATTCAATTTTTAGGAGTCATCCGATATGCACCATATGCAGCACCACTGAGAGCAGCGAGAATAAGGAAGAACTCCATTATCTTAGAGCGGTTGTACTTGTAAGATGAGAGACTTTCCCCCGTGGTCTCGGTTTGGGGTATAAAAAGTGGGAAACCCACAAAGGCATTATAAAGGAATGTAACAGTGCACCAGGCCATGAAAAAACCCTCTCCGAAGAGAGGGCTTTAACTTTTACTCGATGATTATCAAGGAGTAGTTGAGGTATAGGTCTGAGACTCCACAATGCCATCAGGCTGAAGAGCAACATCCTGACGCTCAGGAGGCGCATCGGCAATAAGCCAGCAAACCTCACAAATTGCGAGGGCTTTGTCATCACCAGATAGCTTGTTGACTCCAGCACGAGGGTCATAAACACCTGAGCCTTGAGCCAAACCGGAAGCTGAGGCACCGCCGAGATCGACGGTGGTAAACAGTTTCCACTGAGTAGCAGCACTCAAAGCAGACAAGCTGCTTGAATCCCAGATATTTGTGCTGTTAACAGTTCCGTTAGGAATACGGCTAGTAGCACCAGTTAGAGATACACCGAACTGACCTGAAACCACGGTGGAAGAGTCAAAAAGACCTTCACCCATAGCAGGAACAAGAGTCAACTCAGGAGTAGTATCTGCACCTGCAACACCACTACTTACCAAGTCACCACCGCTCAGACGGAGGGAAGCACGGTAAACAAGTGCATTAGCAGGAACCGTAATAGCGTCAGTAATATCTGCTCTGACATCCTTATGGAAATCAGGAGAAGGAATAATTACTGATGCATTAAGGAATGGCTGTTGGTCATCATTCTGACCAGAACCATAAGGAGTGGTGTAGTAGCTCAACTGGTTTGTAGACCCTAGAGCTTGATAGCTCATGTCTACGTAGCCGATTGCCTGTTGAGCAATCCAACCAGGACGGAATACAACACCTACAGGACCACCAACTGGCTGGTTGGTCATGCTTGTCTCTACACCATTCGCGTTTTTGTATTGAATGGTTTGCGTAGTGTGCCAGTAACGCAGAACGTTGGCATAGTTACCAGGATAGATCTTGGCAACCTGCAACTGATTAGAATTAATTGCCATAATTAGTTACCTCCTCAAGCGTCGAATGAGTAGGCAATTGTGGCGAAGTCAGCGTTCAGAAGTTCGAAACCTGCATAGAGGCTCCAAATCATCATGATGAAGCGGCTGAAGTCGTCATTGTTGTTAAGTAGCACCTGGGCATTGTTGCCTCCGATGCCTACTCCACAACTTTGGGGACCAAAGAACATACCGATAGCTGCATTGTAATCGGTGGCGGAACCAGCGATAGTTGCAGCTTGAGTCTGAGAAGGCATGTTTGTGCTTTCGAAGAAGCGGACTCCTTCAAACACAAAGCCTGTCGGCATGATGGGCTCGCCTGCTACAAAAGTAGCCTGTCCGAAGCCCTGGCCCATGTAGATAGCAGCGTTAGGCTGCATACCAGACATGAGTGGATTGATCTGCCCATTGCCAGGATAACGAGCAACCTCGCGGAAGTCGCTGTTCTGACGCAAATGCATCAAGAAAGTTGGATCGCAAACGCAGCGATAAAAACCGTCTTGGAAAGTTGGTGTGTTACGCTTCCTGAGACTCTTGACCACGCTAAGGAGATCGTCCTTAACGTCGAATTTGGCCTGTTCAGCGTTGGTATAGGTGAGAGCACCTGTGGCTAGTCCACCAGGGAAGTAATAACCTCCTTGGCTATCTGAGGATTGACCCTTAGATACTGCCTTGAGAAGCTCATTAATGAACACCCGGTCACGCCATCTACGATAGTCATCAAGTAGGGTCAAACTACCTATTGACTGATGGAAGGTATTTAAGTTACCTGTGTCGAGCAGCAAACGCTGCGCGGTGATTAAGGTCTCCCGAGCAATTTTAAATGTACTGGGCTGGGTGGGATCACTAGGATCCGCAGGACCAGTATACTCGCGAAGTGTCACGAGCACTTTGTCCTTGACTATATTGCGACTGTTTGCAGTACCGATGGTCTGCTCAGCAGTTCGCTCACGAGATTCTTTGGAGCCAGGGTTACCGAAGAAACGATAACGATCAAGTTGTACTGTCTGTCCTGGTTGCTTCGCAAAGTCGTGAACGACTACAGGCTCAGCTGCCATTTCGACGATATACGCCGGGTGCGGACGATACAACTCGGCACCAAGAATCTTGGGAAAATCATTATCTATGAACACAGATAAGATTCCAAAGAAACTACAGGGACAATTCTAGGCTTTGTCTAGGTATATTAACTGTGTGGTGTCGCGTTAATAGCGGTTACACCCCTTTTTGGTTTGAACTATTAACTGTAGTGCTATAGGAGCGCACTATGTTCCTTATACCTTCCCCTAACTTGCCATACATAGAACCGTAATTCATTACATAACGCGTAGATCTACCCCGATAACTATCACGTGTGACTGTTGCCATCTGTCCGGGTTTAGTGGATCGCGATGCTTCAGCATATGTTTTGCAATAAACGGGATAGTTGTATCGCCACGCTGCTCTATCCCCTGACGCATCCTGCGTGGGATTAGTAAGCATAGGGGTCTTAACCCTCTCGTAAGTTCCAGGCCCTCCTGTAATACCTCCCCCGTCGGAAGCACTGGTATTGCCCTCGGGTGTATTGAAAGGGGAGTAGTTCTGATTATCGGGAACATTAGAACCAAACCAGGTATAAGCCCCAATCTCTTTTAGACCTGGCTGAGGTCCGAGGGCTCCTTGTACATTCGCGTTAGCAGTGTGGACATTAGAGCTGTACCTAAACCCTTCGTAAGCACTGAGTAAACCCGAGCCCCGAATATCAGAGCCCTCATAATTTGTCCAGTACCCTGAGGTGGGGGGAGGAACAAAACGCCAATCCTTATCCAGAAAGCCACTAATGTTCGTAACGATGGGATATTTACCGAAGTCAGCTCCCAGATCATTTACCCCATAAAAAGATTGTTGGGGCCATATCCCGGAAGGTGGCGTGTAGCCACTCGAAATCACAATATAGGTATCGGTCAGATCAAGATTGCTTCCAGTCCGTTGAGGTCCGGATTGAATCTTGTGGTAGACGCTTTCGTCGTACCTCCAATTAGTTTGAGCTATCGAAGGTCCCGCCATAGCTTTCCTCTTTTTTCTCTATTTTACCCACCTTCTTTCTAGACTAAAATTAAAAAGAGGGAGAGTGTTTTCTAATGGTTGAAGCGACGGTTGCTGTTTCTCTTGCGTCCTTAACAGCACTAGCAGCTATGTTTAGCCGCGCTAACACCCGTATATCTGATATGGATTCGCGAATTGATCGCATAGAAGTAAGAGTGGCGGAAAAATATGTACCACGTGGTGAACTAACGGCTGCTCTCGATCGGATGGAAGCTCACATGATTAGAATCGAGAATAAACTCGATCAAGTAAGCCTACAAAGAAATTGATAAAAGAGCTTTAGCCATCATTCGATAACCTAAGCCCACATATAACTGTCCGCCCACCACTGCTAAAGACATCAGCCCCCAGAAGATGTAATACCAAGAGGACTTGATTTGATGAGGGGATATCACCATAAATTACTAGAGATTAACATCACTACTCGAACCAGATGATGAAGAGGAGGCTGATGAAGAGGAAGAAGAAGAGGAGGGAGACGAAGACGAAGACGAAGACGAACTATTGTCAGAGCTGGAGCTACTCGAAGAAGTATCCTTCTCAATAGCTGGTTTACGTCTAAGAGTGCCGAGAGCTTTCATAATCACTAAGTAACCATTTATAGCCTAGCAAAAAAAACCCTCCCCTTTAGAGAGGAGGGTAAGGAGGTTTTAAATTCTTATCAAGCTCCATCCATAAAGAGAAGCTTGCTACGCATGGCCTCTGGGCTCATTTGACTCAAATACTTCCATGCATTCTGGGGGGACCTATCCATGACGTTCCCGAAATGTTCCCAAGTATGGGCGGGGTTGTTAGCAATCTGTCCACCCCCAGCAGCAGGTACAGCAGGCATATCATACGTAGGCTGATATTCCTGAGCAGGCTGTTGAGGAAGAGGAGCTTGGGCAGCTTCATGAGCTACACCGGCGGTACCATCAATATCCACTGGGACAATGTCAGTAAAGAACTTATCAGTGTAGTTAGCGAGGTGATCAGGATTAGTTAGGATTGTCTCCATTGCAGAAGAACGCTGCGATAACTGATCCAACTTGCCAGCGTTCTCAATCAACATGTCCTCGAGAGCACATGAATACTGATTAAGAATACCGGGAGCTTCTATACCAAAATGATTAACTACGTCTCTGCTTACGTTTGTTAGACCGCTTTCCTTCGGTTGGGTCGCCGTAGAAGTTTGAGAGCCAGTCTGGGTCGGTAAGACGTTGGTAGTTAATGTCGGGGCTACCTGGGGCACCTGGTAAGCCCAAGGCTGGACCTGTGAAGGCTGACTGGGCTGTGTTGTAACGGGTTGGACCGGCCCTGTCGAGGGCGACTGTAGACCCTGGCTGAGGGACTGCGAGTTCACCTGCCCGATTATCCTCTCTAAGGAGCCCATCGCCGACTCCCATGGATTGGACGGGGTCGATGGCGACGTTGACAGGCTGGACGGGGCGCTGATAGAAGGGGCCGTAGCCGGAGTCACCTGGGGTGGCAAGGGCTGCGTAGGTGCCGAAGCTACCACCGGGGTAGCTGCTTGTGCCACCCACTGGGGATAGGCGGTTGTTGAGACCTGTGGATCCGAAGCTACCGGCGCCGGTGCCGCCTGGGAGTCCTGGCTCTGGGTCGAAACTTGGATCTGCTGGCTCATAGCTACCTGAGTAAGTTAATTCTTCCGCTAAGTGATCGAATGTCCTATATAGGAGCGGAGTGATGTTTAGTCTAGGATCAGCCGCAAGGGGTTGATTAGGCGCAAGAGGATGCGGAGACTGCAACATCTGAGTTAATAATACCAGGAATTGTTGCATTGCAGACTGTGTTTGCTGCACCATACGAAATGGAAATCCTTTCAACATCTCTGCTCGTTCAGAGTCTGTCTTCTCTGGGAAAAGAAACTTAAGGGCTTCAATACTATCTACCCCAAGTTCTTGTAAGTTCCTCACCACAATAGATTTTTGATTGATGTCATAGGCTGTGTCCTCATAAACATCCCCTTGATAACGGTACTCAACTTCCCGATCACCATCCTCAGGGAGCCCCACAACCCCCCGGGGGACTTTATTCTCCGCTAAGGCCGTCTTCATACCTGCGTCTAACTTGGCCTCAAACTTAAAGACCGCACGCTGGTATTTCTCTATGGACTCTTCGGTTTGCTCTTCCGGTGGTTTAGGCTCCTTCATATCGGTAGCCATAATAAAAGAGTCGCGGAAAATCACCTCTTGGTGATAAAGCATCATCTCTAAAAGTCGATTAAACCCATAAGAAAGAAAACTTTTATTCTTTCGAAGAGCCGTGGCTTGGGCTCTACCCATTAAGCCTTTAATTTCCGTGGCGGTCGCACCCGCAGAGATAGATATCTCATCCACGCCGCCTAACGCGGTTCGGATTTCTTCCCGTAGCAATAAGGTATACCTATTCATATCCCCGTTTACGGGATCGGGAGTCATATAACCAACTCGGTCAGAAGGCTCCACATTGGCAATTATGCGAGGTACCCTCAAGCCACTACCCATGCCGGCCCCAAAAGGCTCGGCAACTCGTGTAGATGGTTGATCTAACCCGGAGAATCCACTCTGACTACTAATCGTTGGGCGGAAAGTACTCTGTGTATCATTAGCTTCGACTAAATCACTCCGAGGACGGGAACTAATAAGGGTAGGGTTACCAAAGAATTCAATATTTTTAGCAATATTCTTCGTTAGTTGATTATGAAGAACAATTTGTTCCATAAACGGATCAAACTCACCTTCGCCCTCTGTCCCACTCGCATTAGGCTTATTGAGAACCTCGACCGCCGGAATAAACCCTAAGCTATTAGGTTTTCTACTCCCGGGCATAATACCTGCGCCTGGTTCAAGATCAAAGCTTAATTCCGTATCAGTCTCTATCTCACTAATCTCGTCAGCCGTAATTGTTAAGCGAACATAGCGTTTATTCTGTCCAAAGCTATTACTTGGGAGGCCCAACCCTCCTTGTTTGACTTTATAGCTATAAAGAATGACAACTTCTTCAACATTGCCATTAACATCGTGATAAACCCTATATTGGTTTTTGGTAAAGAAGTAAATTTGATACTTAAGCTTCGGGTCAGGCCGAAAATAAAAAAGCCCGCACCCATCAATAAGATAATTTCTAATTATCGCGGGAAAGCGAATATCTAGTTTATTGAGGGCAATAACATCATTTAGGAAAGAAGTGCGGCTTCTATAAGTATCCTGATCACAATAAAAAGTTAACCCTTTCTTGATCATCAAAAGAGTCATCTGCTGAAGGTGACTCAACACCACCATCGTGGAGGATTGGTTGCTCCGATCCTGAGTGCGGGCGGCCTCCAGAATTTCGGTAAACTGAGATCGTGTTTCGGAGGCCGATGACATATTCGTTGAGTGAGGATGTTCCTAAGAGACTATTTTGCCTGCTTTACCTTACGCGCCTTAGCCAAGGCACGTTTGCGAGTGGCGGACTTGGCTCTACCAGTTAATTCGTCGCCACTCGGAGCTTTGGTGTTGTCACGATCTTTTTGAAAGTTCGCCAAAACCTCAGCTGGCATTTTACTAGCCATCAGAGAACAGATACCTTCTTACTCTCTCCAGTTTAACCGCTCCTTCTGGTAAATCTTCGACAGGGTACGAAGTAAGCAGATGATCCTCACGTCCCAACATGTCGGTTTTACCTTCCTCGGGAACAAAATCCTCACATAACTTTTGTACCTCAGGCTTATCCCAGATGTAGTACTCGGCAATCGAGCGCAACTTTGTCTTGCGTTTATCCGCATCCCCCATCCAACTCAAGTGCCAGCCCGCATCTCTTTCTCCAAAATAATAATTGTCTTGACTGGCCCTCATCGCAGAGAGCGTCCCTTGATCCTTTAATTGACCAACGGTACTAACTACTCCGCAACGCCAATCAAAAAGTTCTCCTTTATCAGAAATTAATTGACGATCGCCGCGACCATAGTGCATGGACATCGACAAACGAACAATTTTTTCTTTTTCACGTTCCACAGCCTCTAAGAGTTCCGGAAATTTATCGGGATTAGCTATCTCATCACAGTCGGAACAGATAAAGACCGTGTCATCTTGCAACATATGAAGGCCGACCCCGATGGCGTCCCGTTGCCCCCTCTCACGAACCCAAGGATCCGGAGCATCCTTATAACTAGGTAACTCAACATGCAGAACTTGCACATTTTCGTCACTAATCCCTAGTTCTTTAAGGGTTTCGACGCATGTAAAGGGTTTGGGCTCTCCCCTGTGGGTGTAATTAGCATCAGTTATGAGAAAACCATCTACATGGTCCTCTAAAGTGCGAATACGTAGTTCCAACAGTTCTTTTTCGTTGAAATACGGAAAAGTATCGATCAGCACGGAGAAAGACTAAGCAACTGGCATCATAGTAACCGAATCCCCATTTCTTAAGTACTTTTGAGCACGACGCTTGGCGCGAGTAGCAATATTTTCGGCGTTTATAGCCTGTATGGCTCCTACCTCTTCATTAAAACCATCATATTGGTCACCAGGCGCCGCTGCTGCCTGGGGTAAAGGGGCCCCAATCATTGAACGCTGATCGTCACTCATTAATTCTGAGAAAGCTGAGTCAGCACTTTGATCAGCACGGGCTTGATTGTTAGCCGCTCCCATTTGAGCCCGATAACGGTGAGAAAACCTAGCTGCGTCAAATTCGAAGGGGTTCATTTAGAAAAGAACTACACAACTCTCTAAGGTGCCGCTTGCAATAGCGTTAATAGAAAAAGGAAGAACCGTATTGCCCGTTAATTCATTCAAAGTTATCCATTGAGACTGCCCATCTGAGAACTGAACGGTTAAATAACCTTCCCCCGTCGACCTCTTCTCTACGAACAGCCCTCTACAGGCCGCAAAACCACTAGGGGAGGGAATATGATTCCCATCAAAGGTCACAGAAACACCGCTGGCATAAGGAAGTACCGCCGTTTGCCCGTAAACCGACCCGAAGGCTCTAATATCCATAGTTAAAGAAGCTCTCTGCCAGTCTAACCTCCTTCCTCAGATATTTCGATGAGCTTTTGTAGGTACCAAGCGCACTTTTTAAGATCCTCCACGCCGTTTTTATGGTCTACACGCCATAAATACTTAATACAGGCGCCTCGACAGTAGCCTTTAAACCCCTCAGATCCTAGAGAGGCCTTTAAAGCATCAATACACTCAACTTCCCCAAAGGTGTAATGAGAAGGGTGGTTCACATTGTCTTTCATGAGGTTTAGGGAACAATAAATTCCTCTGTATCTAATAATTCCTCACCGCGGAGATGCATCTCTTCGCTATATCTAGTGTCAAGGTGTTCTATAAGGCCGCACCAAGCAATTTCTATGGTGTCCCCTACTCGAACTAAGGGTACTACCCGGCGATGATCTTGTTCGGGGAGCAAATTTTCAAACGCGATACCCATGGAACTTCTATCCGCAATCGGCCAACAACGAAATTTCGTCATCTCAAAGCTTTTAACAGGATCAAAACTGTTAGTAGTGATGTACTCATTGGCCATTTCCTGATCCAAGATCATCATCCCCATATAAGGGTTACCTAAGGCAGCGAACCCGACAAACTCATCATGAGGAGTGAGATAAGTTCGGACTTTAAAATCCATTTCCCCCCAAACATTAGGTGTAGCTCTGGTTAAGGACCAACGGCGATGGTTATCAAAAGGAACTCGTAACCCTCCCAACGCCTCATACCGACAAAAACCCGGCTCTAGATTCAGTTCCTTTAGTTTGTCCTTATATTTCAGCCAATAATGGAAGTGCGTAGGTCTAAATAACATGTCGTTTTCCGTATAAATATAAAAATCGTAGTGATGACTCTGTATTGCGGTCTTTAAAAATGGTTTGTGAGCCCAGGTGAGGGTGTAACCGGTCAACTCAGGAGGAGCAACCACCACTTCCAAATTTATTTCGTCTATATAAGGTTCCAAGAGACTTTCTAAGGTCTCCTTATCCTGTCGATGGTCATGATCTATCCATATATAAATATCCTTGTGGCCAGGTAGCCCCCAATATCCATCCAGAACAGCAAGAAGTGGATCAAACCTTTGAAGAGGATTATGCGCTGTAATACAAATAAGGAATTTGTAACTCATCAGTATTCCATCTGAAAGTTTCCACGGCGCTGCAGATACGTGATTAACCATGTGTAAGCATCAAGAAGGTCATCATGAGCTGTTGCACCCACATTAATTAGCTGGTCAAAGAGAGGATCAAACTTACGATACCGGTTAAACACTACTTTTTTATTCTCCAGAACACCGAGGGTTCCGCGGAAACGGGCAATCTTGTCTCCTCTAAATCCCTTCACCTCGTGAATATGGATATTAGCTAACCCCCATTCATTGAGCATCACTCTTCTTAAGTCTGCAGCTAGGGACGCCTGGTAAGCCACAGCCTCGACAACCAGGGTGCACGTGGAGTAAGTGGGGAAATACTGGCCTTCCTCGTTCTCCTCTAACACTCCCCATTCAAGGAGCATCTTGCACAGAAGATCAATTTTTTCCAGGTTGCCTATCGAACGCATCTGATGAGCGTCAATGATGTAGTACTTATCCTTGAGCCTTCCTCCTAAGACAAAAGCCGTGTAATCCGAGGTCTCGTTTTTACTAGCCGATAAATCAATGCCTACCGCCAAGGTATCAAATTCCGTTACTACATCCCCTTTGACTAGTAAATCGGGAGACAGAACCAGGTCTGAAGTCATGACTGGCTGCTGTTGGTACTGGAAAGCAAAGGCCACAGGATCCAACTCTTTTTGCCCCAGTAAGTAAGGAACACTCCATTGTTCGGGCCAGTAAGAAACAGGGTCACCACTGTCGTCATAGGTAATAGCTTCTTGCGTTACCTGCTTCCACCCTTTATTTGGGTTAAACATTGTTTTATGAATATCCAAGGGATGGAATCGAGTACCTAGACACATCGCTCTACCTCCCTCAAAGATAATGGGAGCAATAACCGAACTCCAGTTATTATTCATCTCCTCCCTGACCGAAGGGTTTTTAATATCGGCACTGGATTTAATAGGGTCATCAACGATGACTAAGTGGGCTCGTTTAGAAGTAATAGAGCCTCTTAAACCTGCGGCTCGTAACGTAAACTCTTCATCCCCCACTCGACTAATTCCTGCATAATCAAAATCAATACTCCACCCAATATCGGACTGCATACCTTGACGTAGTTGGCACTTAGGAAAGATCTTTTTAAAGGTGGCTGATTCTAAAATCTGTTTAATAATCCTGCTTTTAGGGATAGCGGTGGCAATATTGTAAGAACAATAAATAATCTGTAAGGGGAGTCCTGCGGTGGTATGCGTGCCAATAACCCACGCGGTAAAGAGATTAAGAACCGTAGATTTCGCGGAGCCTCGAGGAGCCAGAATATCTAAATTAGGTCCCGCTATATTTACTAAGTATTTGGAATCTTCTCCCGTTATTAAATGCTTATGCCACTCCAGCATATGAGGAGCTGGGGCTTTATCCATTAAGGTACAAAAAGTCTGGAAGTCTCCCGCCGCTCTTTTAAATACACTATCTATTACACCCGTCTCCTGATCCATAGCCTTTGCTGCTCGGAGCTTCAGAGCTCGACGATACGCAAAGGTTTCTCTACTAGGCATTCTTTTTTAAAACTGTCTGTATACTGTTAGCAAGATTCTACCCTGTGGTTCCTTTCCTACATGGCAAAGCCGAAGATCCTTTGGTTCGGAGATATCCTTTCAAATACAGGGTTCGCCCGGGTTACGCACAGCATTCTCACTCATCTGGCTGCTCACTACGAGATAGTATGCCTAGGGATCAACTATTACGGTGATCCTTACGATCTCCCATACAAGATATATCCTGCTACTGCCACTAATCCCCAAGATCGGTTTGGCATAGGGCGTCTCCCCCAGATTGTGGAGCAGGAAAAGCCTGACTTTATTATTGCATTAAACGATATTTGGATAGTTAACCAAGTGTGGGAGAGGATTCACCTCCTTAAGCCCCAGTTAAAATTTAAGTTTTTAGCTTATTTCCCTATAGATGCGGAGTACTACACACCCCAACACCTTCGCTACATAAAGGATTGGGATTTCCCAGTTACTTTCTCTATCCCGCAGGCACAACGCTTAATCAAGCAGGGGGTGGAAACTAAAAAGTTAGGGGTTATTCCACATGGGATAGATGTAAGCAAGTTTTTCCCAATAGACAGAAAAGAAGCGCGAGAACAACTAAAACTTCCCCAAGATAAATTTATGGTGCTTAATGCCAACCGTAACCAACCACGGAAATGCATTGACCTCACCATTAAAGCTTTCGCTGAGTTTGCGGAAGGAAAGGATGACACCATGCTTTACCTCCATATGGGGGAGAAAGACTTGGGTTGGGATGTGCGCGCTTTATTTGATACGGAGATGAGACGGCGGAAGCTGGAACCTGAAAAACGCTTAATAATGACTTCTAATAACCTTAATTACCTTCATGCTCCTCCCGATGAAATTCTGAACCTTATTTATAACGCGACGGACGTAGGTATAAATACCGCTAACGGAGAGGGATGGGGGTTAATTCCCTTTGAACACGCAGCTTGTAAAAAACCTCAAATAGTCCCTAACCACACTGCGTGTAGTGATATTTGGGCCGAAAAGGGATTGCTCGCGGACGTGGCTTGCTGGATATGGGATAAGGACTTACTGGTCGAAAGAGGGTTAGTTGATGTGCATGATATGGCTCAAAAACTTACGGCCCTTTATGAAGACCCAGACTATGCCACCCAGGTAGGAAACGATTGCTATGAGGTCACCCAAAACCCTTCCTACCGATGGGACAAAGTAGCGGAAGGTTTCCACAAGGCCATCGAGGAGGTTCTTAAGTGAGTGTTACCCAATTCCACCGGTACCGTACTTATTTCGAGCGTGTAGTAACTCAGGCATATTTCCCTCACTCGACAGGCCATCCGCCGGTGGCAATTCAGGCTGAAGTAATCGGGGGAGTCTTTACACGTATCAGCAAAGGACTTCCTGACCAGAGTGTTTGTAACTTCAGTCCCTCCCTTCTCCAGACTGATAAACATAAGTTAATTCTGTGGAGATCTCAGCCGGAAAGCTTTGTCTTTCGCCATGATATGAAATATTTTTACTACAACAACACTCCTACCGATCTGTACATAGGAGAACTCCTCGATGACGAGACCATTATTGGGGGTCGCAAACTGCGCAACAACAAGCACCGCTTGAGTTATGAAGATGGGAGGTTATTTATAAACCCGACTAGTAAATCTTTAATGTGTCAATTCGTCACTAGTAGTTATGCCTCAAAATGGGATAACTCCTCACATGTGATGGTTAAAAGTCCCAAAATCTGTGTAGGGGAAGTTAATGAATTTGGTAATCTCACCGACTGTATATTTCCCCAGATAGGTCAAAATATGGTGGATGGGGGATCAGAGAAAAACTGGTGCTTCTACGCGGATGGGGAAGAACTACGCCTTCTTTATTCCACCATTCCTTTAACAATTAAAACTCCCGGGAAACCCGATAGAACTATCGACTCCCAATGTTTAAAAGAGCTTACAGGAGAACACCCTACTTTTAACTCCACCGCTCCGGTAAAGATAGGGGATGAATGGTTAGTTTTCTACCACTTTAAATTTATGGCCCATGAAATTGATAGACGTCCTTACTTACTCTATGGCCTCTCTTGCTATTGCTTAGATGAAAAACAAACCAAGATTGTACGCATGATGAAAGAACCACTCTTTATGGGATCCACCAATGATCATTTAATTACCTGGACCGATTCGTGTGGGAATGATATTTCTCATCAACCCGCATGTATTCTTCCTTTTGGGTGCACTATTGAGAATGAGGAAGAACTCGTCATGCCTCTCGGTATTAACGACTGCTTCATGGGTACCTTCCGGACCCCTCTCGTTCATGTCCTAGGACTAATGACGAAAGTTTGAAGTCCCCTTAAAATCTTTAAAAAGATAAGCATACCCATGACTGAAGAAGAATTAGAATCCCTTGGTTATACCTATGACTCTCACAACAAATGGTGGACCCGAACATGGACCACCAATAAGGGAAATGAAAAAGTTGAGGAAGTAGCTGCATTCACCGGCAAAGTATGGCGAAAAATGCTGATTGGGGAAGATGGCAAAACCTTCTTCGAACATGTCGACAACCCTGATCCCCAAGATGAAAAATACGGGGAACCTATCGAACGCCCAATAAGCGCCGAACATCACGGTGGCTAAGTAAAAAATGACTTAATATAAGTTAATACTATGAAGGCCATTTCCCTTTTTGCTGGTTGCGGTGGTTTCGAGGTCGCAGCCTCAAATGCCGGATTCGATTTAGTCTTCTCCAACGACATCCTTCCAGACGCTGCCAAGACGTTAGCTTTAAATTACGACCACACAGTTGAGCAAGGAGATATCAAAGAAATAGGATCTTTCCCAAGTGCTGACATTGTTATAGGAGGTTACCCATGCCAGTCTTTTTCTATGGGTGGTAATCGAAACCCTGAGAAAGATCAAAGAACGTACTTGTATAAAGAATTTGCTCGATGCGTGCAAGAAGTATCACCCAAATTCTTTGTGGCAGAAAATGTTTCTGGACTAAAAAGCCTTAAGTCGGGATCCTTCCTAGACACCCAGCTAAAAGAGTTCTCTTGCCTTGGAACGCACGGCTATCACATTTCATGCAAAGTCGTCAATGCTCGTGACTATGGTGTGCCTCAAAGTAGAAAGCGTTTATTAATAGTTGGATGTAGAAAAGATTTAGGTGTTGTATATGAATTCCCCAAGCAAACGCATGGAAAGTTAAAAATAAATGGGCGATGGCAAAAATTACTCCCTTATGAATCTCATGGTGAGGCTATTCGTGATTTGCCGCTTAATCCTACAGGTGAATTTTACGAGCGTTCGCATGATCCTGAGGGCAATTTCTCGTGGTATTTCATGTCACGAAACAGGAAGGCTCCATGGCATGAGCCAGCTTTTACTGTTGTGGCTAACTGGCGTCACGTCACGTTGCACCCAGCTTCTCCCGTAATGACACTCACATGGTCAAATTTGGCTGATGGCTGGAAGCAGCGTTGGGACTTTACTGATGAATATGAACACACGAAAATTGATCCCTCTTTGCCAAGCTTAGACTTTCCAAGGAGGCTTAGTTGGGAAGAATGCTCTCGAATTCAGACCTTTCCTGCTGATTATCATTTTTTTGGCAGCACCGAATCGAAATATCTTCAGGTAGGAAATGCAGTTCCTCCTTTATTGGGTGAAAAAATCCTTTCAGGAATTCTTAAAGGTAACTACCTTGTTGACCTGGCCGGTAACCATTAGCGACGATGACCACGGAGGAGGAACTCTTCAATTAGCCTATAATGCGAGAGGCTAACTAGCAAAAAGTAATGGAAATAGTTTTTATTTACCTCTTTATCTTTTTACTCTGTGGGGGGATGCACTACTCCTGGCCAATTTCTAACAATCGAAGAACTCTCTGAGGATCAAGAGACGCAGGATGATCGTAAGCAAGATGAGCATGGGGGCCTTCTTTTCTTACATAGTGAAAGAAAGATTGCATATACTTAGAATCTGCGGGAGCTATTAAAGGGTTTCTCCAATGCGATAGCTCCCGGCCTAAAAACACCACACCTTGCCCAATAGGAGTGTTACATTTAACTACTTTATTTGCTTTATCTATAAGTTGTAAGGGCCAGTCAACAGTAGAAGAGATATTCACAGACAAAGAGATTTCACAAGCTTCTCTATCCTTATGCTTCATCAGAAAAGAGTGCCGGAAGTACACGGTGGAATACCAGTAAGTAGGAATTAATTCCTCCCCCAACATCTCTTCTAAGCGCTCCTGGATCCTTTTAACTAGAAAGACCTGATCTTCTGGAGCATAACACTGATGGGTAAGCCCTCTCTCTGGGCTATTCAGACATTTCCACCCTGGCCGATAGTGCGCACAAAAGGGTGGATCTAGCTCTAAATAATTAGTCCAAATTTTATAAGCCTCATCAGTGGAAAGAACATCAGGAAGAGATTCCCATCCTGACTCCAGAAGCTGACTCACGTTTTCTCTTCGCGTTCGATCGTGGCCCAGACTATCAGAGAAGCCTCCTCTAAAAGTGCAGCCATAGTCGGCTGATCTTCAAAACTGTTAAAAAGTTCACGAAGACAGCGATCGGCTCCCGCTAACAGAAGTCCTCTTCGATCTAACCCATCGGTTAACTGTCTAACGGCCTGAATATGACTGCGCAGTTCTTTTTGTAAAACCGCGATCTTGGTAGCAGCAGTGGCATGATCTAACATCCCCGTGGTCGTCATCTGCCGAACATTATGAATATCCGTTTTTATAGAATCAATCTCAATTAACAGGATCTTTCTAAGATCCTCTTTAGGGTACTTTTCCTGGACCCACGCTGTGAGATCAGAAATAGATCCTTCATACGATGGTTTTAAAAACCGAGCATATAGATATGCCTCTATATCACTGGTAGCATTCTTCGCATAATAAGTAAAAGCATCCTTTTGCGCTTTCTCTAACCTATCGAGCCACCCTCCCACGGTGGTCGCATCCCCAATAGTTGCAGTTATCATGCAAAGAAGCGCTGTCCGGCCATGGCACGATTGGCACGACTTCTATCGAGAGAAAGCTGAGCCTTAGTAGCGGCCTTAGTATTAGCCAGGCTTTGTAAAGTTTGTCCTTGTAAGAGTTTTAAACCACTCTCTAACTGCTGAGCCCCCAAAGTTAATTGCGCGGCTGTTTGAGCTCTGGTGGCAAATACCCCCGCTAATGTCTCAGCTTGTTTCGCAGCGACCTGCGCCCGAGTCTGTTCTTGAAGAGCCCTCAAGCCCAAGTTAGTGGTAGCCAGTTGATTAGCTAATTGGTTTTCTCCGGCTAGAGCTGCGGATCCGGCTTGCGCTAAATAGTTAGGACCAGCTAATTCGGTTCCTAACTTTGCTTGGCCTAACGCAGTCTTCAAACCGAGACCGGCGCCATAAGCCGCCTGGGTCATGGCACTCTGAGCAGAGGTTGCCTTAGAGGATCTATCCATTGCTTCACCCAGAACACTCAACTGAGCATTAGCTTCTTGAGTCCCGGAAAGACCGAGGGCACCTCCCAGCGAACCTTGCAGAAGGGCTAGCCCTTGCATCGAGGCTGTCAGAGGGTTATTTAAAGCAGCGGCTTGAGCTCCATAACGGCTGTAGTAATCAATAGCAGGACTCGTATGAGGAGACTGACCACCGTCTCGTGGGTCTCCGCCACCGGAGGTTTGACTGCCATCAATCAAGCCCCCGATTGTACCCCCAGCGGCGGAACCTAGAGGGCCAAACGCGCTGCCTGCGATAGTTCCAATTGTAGAGAAGAGTCCCATGCTCTTATGCTCTCTCTCTCGAAGGGTTAAATTGAGATTTAGGGTCGCCGTATGCACTAACGCCCTTTGCTATAATCGCCTGCGTTTGTTGAAGAACGTGGGGGTTAGGCATGCCGAGAGTGGCACTAAGACTCATCATTCCTACAGCTAAGGCAGTTTCACGATTGATCTGCGCCTCAGTCACACTGCGCCATGCATTAATAGTTCCTAACTCCACATCTCGTGCAGTCTTTTCTCTCATCTTATCTAGCGCTGCTTCTCGAGAGATCTCGGCCATGTGCCGATAAGACTCACGATCAGTCTGCGCTCTCTCTTCATACAGCTCAGGATCTAAGGCTTTCTCCTGAGTTTGAATAAGTTGATTAATTAATTTTTCGTAAACAGGAACCATCCCTCCAAGCTCAATTCCGCCCGGGGGAAGTGGTTGCTGTTGGGGAAGGTTAGGCACTCCAGGACTGTAACTGTGTGGATATGGAGGAACTGGAGGAGGTGGAGGATCTCCCTGGTGTGGACCAGGAACCGGAGCTGGGGGTAAAGGACTCGCTTGAGGTCCACCAGTAACTAGTTGCTCCCCTATACCAAAAGCAGCTCCCCCTACTAACCAAGGTAAAGCATGCCTAATAGCCCCTTTAATAAGAGCGGTGCCGGCTACTCCGTAACCCATTAGAAAGACCTCCCAATTTCAGTAATTGCCGCGGTTATATCACGTGTCGGACGAGATCCGATACCCGATCTTAAAGCTTCTTCCCCGAGAGTGCTCCCGGCGGTGGCACTTGTACCCATCATCTGCGCAATAGCTGGTTGAACTGCAGCTTGCGTTTTTAATGACTCAATTGCATATTGACGAGCACCCGCTTCGGCCGCAGAACGCCGGAGCTGCCCTTCCCTTTCGCGAATCAGGTTATTCGCATCCAGATATTCATAAGACCCACCCATCTTATTTAATATGGATCGTCGCCAATTCTCTTCATTAACATATCGCTGAATCTCTTTAACATCCTGGAGAGTAAGCATAAACTTACTAGCTGATCCTCCCTGAGGAGCGGAAGGAACAACCCCACCAGGTTGTGTAAGAGAAGTAGCTGCACGCCCCAGAATACCAGTAATCGCTTCCGCTAAAAAAGCCAGAGCAATAGCTCGCTTCCCTCCCCTGGGCATACTAAATATTCCCCCAGGTTTAGCACCCAATGAAGCAGTCATATCCGGAGCCAAAGAACCCCACGCAGCTGTAGGGATGAGCTTATTCACTCCAGTATAAGCGTCTTTTACCCCGGTATAGCTATAACGACTCATTAGCTTCCTCCTGGGTTATCAAACTGAGTTCCTGATAAAGGCTTCTTCATATATTTGAGGTTGCCTTCATCCACTACTTCCCTTACTAGACCCGCTTTTTGATCAGGAGAAGGGAGGGCTATTGTCTCGGGAAAATTAGAAGCAAGATAAAGAGCTAGGAATGAAGCGGGCTCAGTCTCAGGAGCAAGTTTCCTAACGTCTCGCTCAAGTAAGTGGCGCTGTCTAACATCCATATCAGCTCAAGTATTGGAATTTGTCCGAAGGAGGAATCCCGTTAGAAGCTGGAGCATTTAAAACAGAGTAATTCGAACCTAAATTAGGTTGGTCATACTCAATAGGACGTTGCTGAGAAAGTTGATCCATATGTTCCTCAGCTTGGAAAGCAGCTTTTTGAAGGGCTACCAGGATCATGTCCATGGTCTCTGGGTCCACTTGATACAGTAATTCCTGTAAATAGGAATCATCATCAGGATCCTCGGGATGAGTACGTAAGCGGGAAGCTAAACGCGCCTTCTCCATAGGCTGTGTATCATCGGGGTAAGCATTAAGAGATCGGGTTATACCAGTGTAGAGACCATCAGGCTCCTGCCCCGGGGCTGGGGGAAGAGTTTGAGCAAACTTACGTATTACTTCAGCTGTCGCAGGAGTAGCTGCTGCAATCTCTGCCGGAGTCTGCGGTTGAGGAAGGCCCAGCAGGCGGGCAGCTAATGCATAATCAGCTTCAGAAAACACCAGAACACACCGCAACTGTCCTTTCCATATTACCGCGGATTTTTAATATATCCCCTGGACAACACTCTAGAGTTAGACACAGTTTCTCTAAGACATCGGGGGAAGGGATGTAGTGAGCGTCCGTGTATATCTTGCGAGTAGTTGTAGGGGATAAATTTGCCAACTTACTCAGAGCAAAGGAGGATAAACTTTTAGCGTCTAAAAGGGTCTTTAGGCTATTGGTCAACCTACTCGCTCTAGTGTGTGACGAATAGAAAGGCATTCGGAGCTAACGAGTAGCTGTATAATAAGAGTCCTTTCTATTCTCCATGAAATCACCGATCTCGTCTAGTTGTCGGCGCTCATCCCGGAGCTCACGACCCTCGTGGTGATGCGCGGATTTTCTTAAAAAAGTGTCCTCTAAAGAGGGAATAGCATCCCTTAACCTTCGACGACGGCGTTTGGCCATGAAGCGATGGAACCTATTGAAAGCGCGGGAAAGTGTCATTTGACCTCTCTGCAACCTCTTTATCCTAAAGCCCTAACGAAAATCAAATCCTTTAGATATATCTACTAAACCACTCCCAGTAAAGTGACCAAAAGAAGTGAGATCAATCTTGGGAGAATGGATTCGACGCCAACTTAATATCTCACTATGTAAACGAATATCATCTATAAATAGCCAACGAGGTTTGTCACTCATTGAGAGTTGAGATAAAAGTTTAAAGAAAAGTAGCTCAAAGACACCATCTTTCGGTCCATCACACATTATAAAATCGGCAGCTTCTAAGATCCCTTCGTGCTCAGCGAAAATAGCTGGCTCCTTTAAATTTGCCACATGTTGCCTTAACCGCCCTCCATTCTCGTAAATGTCGTCTTCCTCTAAAACAGTATGAGGATTATGGTGCCATGGCACAACATCATAAGTATCTACATATGCATAAGGGACAGCATCGAGCATCACCCGCGCACTTGTCCCGTAATGCGTTCCTATATCCACGCAGCAGAACTGGTTATTGCGGTCGCGGCAATCATCATGCCCTTCCCCCATAACTCTGATGATCCCTGAAATAAGCCGATAATGATCGCCGGGGAACACATTGAGAAAGGGATTGTCGGAATGCCCTTCTGGGATTGTTAACTCGCTCTTAGAAGCCTCGAGTAAACAGTTACAGATAAAAGGATAATGGGGGAAATTTTGTGTTCCAGGGTCATCATCAATCGAAAGCAACGCACCAGGGATGTCGTGGCGGATTGGAACCATCCCCCCATCAGCAGCTCGAAACTTACGCACGCTAAAAACCCAGGTACTTATGACGGACGAACTCTAAATCATAAGTAGTAAAGTCAATAGGCATCTCTTCATTATTAAAGGGGGTCTTATATGTCTCACCCTCCACATGTCCTTGCCATGCTTTTCCCCATTTGAGGTGGAGATATTTCTTATTTAACTCGTGGGCTCTATAAATAGGCATCTCTAACTCGGGTTCCGATCGCCAGGTCTGTGAACCATCCGAATAATCACTCGCATTGCCGTGGCGATAACCTTTTTTGAGTCTCAGTACTCTTTTCACATCATCATGTATAAAGCGCATCCCGTAGTCCATATCCTCGCAATAACCCGGATAGAGATTCTCATCAAATAATCCATATCTTTGTACCATCCAGTCCTTAATTAAAAAGATATCCCATCCCTGATTCCCATGAACAGTACCTACTTCAGGATCTTGAGCCTCATCATGCATCTCTTGTAAAAACCCGGGTTCATAAGAAACATCGTGATTAGAGATAATCCACCAGGGGGCCATTAAAAAAGACTTAATAATTAAATTCCACGCTCCCGAACACCCAATATTAGTCGGCATATGGGTTATATGAATACGGGAAACATAGGGATTACTTAAATCTCTAAGTGCATCTAATTCCTTGGTAACTTGCCCTCGTCCATTATTGTTAAAAACTACAAAATTATCTACGGGATAGTCAATACTCATAAAGAGGCGGTGAAGCCAATAGGGGTTATTAACAATGGCGGTACCTAAGACCGGAATAGAACCACTCATAAAGGAAAGAATTTATCCCAGCATACTAACAGAATTACTCCTGCAAGCTTTCCTCAGGCTTGGGATTAAAGAAAGCACTACATCCACTAGCACCGGAAGTAAGGGCTTCCGGAATTTCTAGATCACACCCCCTCTCTCCGAGGTGAACACACCTCTCGCACGGGATTGTGTCCTTACTTTCTTTTATATTCCGTTGCTGGTAAGCCATAAAAAGACTAGTGAAAAGCTGAAGAGAGCGCTTAGCTTCTCTGAGCTCCTTATAAACATCGGCCGACACTTCATAAAGGGTTTCCCGATGAAGGCAATCCATGCACGCGTAACGTCTACGCGTCCCCTCCCTGATTCGGCGGATTTCCATCACTCGGAATGATCTCCTCCCGCACTTCGGACACACCGGTTTCACATTGTTCACTAGACCCGACATCTGGGTCGCCGTGTGCTTCGTCAATTGAGCTGCCATCAGGGTCGTCAGGAATAAAAGCGTAGTGCGTGGTCTGTTCTTCGACAAAAGAATTGAAGTTCTTAAGAGCCATTTCCACTAACTCATCCTCGCTATACTCCTCTCCCTCCGGCTTTTCTTTAGAGTCAGTCACAAAATTAATAATTCTCGTACAAGCGTACCTTGGTATTTGCCCAAGTCCGACAGTAAGAGTTATTTGTAACTCCGTGATGAACCAGGCTTACTTCGTTACACTCTCTTACTAATTCCTGGTGGCCCCTCATACGGGCAGCATCCTTTTGATGGTTGTGAATAACCGAACGCGAAAAAGGAAGAATAACAAAAAAGACAAGTAGGCACCAAACAGCAAAACTCCCGAACTGTTCCAGAGCTTCCGTGGACTTCAAGACAGCCGCTGTCCAGATAATATCCTGGGTGTCGCCTTTTAGATTGATGTTGTTGGCTTTGGTGTCGCCTTTAGGGTTGGTGTCGTTGTTCATAAAAGTCACCTAGTGACATACAAAGCATACACCAAACCCGTAGCACTGTCAAAAAACCAATGCTACTATGCTGAAGTTACACAAAACCCTAATGGCTACTGAGATAAAACCTCAAAAAAAAGCTTCTTTTAAAGATTTAATGTCTCAAATGAAAGAGGAGACAAAACAAACAGGAGCCCCGGCACCAGTTCTTCAAATACCTACTCCTCCTGGAACTGAACAACACCCCCAAACCCAACAAATAAGTTTAGAAAATAAAAAAAAGCTCGCTAAGCACTACGAACTTAATCAAGGATGGTATGACGCACTTTTAAACACCGATGCAGTACTTAATGCAAGTGCTGAAGCCGAAAAACTTAAATTAGACCCTGATGCAGAGAGACAAATCCTAGAAATTGGCGTTTATGAAGGGGCCTCAACCGTATTTTGGTCTGATTTTTACCTTAATCACCCTAATTCCCGGCTGATCTCTATTGATCCTTTTACAGGAAGCTCAGAACACCATGAAAAACCAGAAAACTACCCAGAGCTACCACGGATTGAACTCATAGCTCGGGGAAATATTGCTAAATCTAAGAATGCGGCCAAAATTGACGTCATCAAAGGGTTGAGCTGGGATATCTTCCCCATGCTTAACCAACGACATGGTGGGGAAAGATGGATTGATGTCCTTTATATAGATGGGGCTCACGAATCTTTAGCGGTAGCTCGAGATGTCATTCTTTACGTCCCCATGGTTAAAGAAGGTGGGTTGGTCATATTCGATGATTATGCTCACCCCGATGTAAGAAGAGGAGTAGACATGGCTTTGAACTCGTTCGCCGAAGCTGAATTTGGAATGTTTACCGGATGGCAATTAGCCGTAAAAATAAAGTGAATGGAAAAAATAACGGTGAAATATCTTCAAGGAACCTTAATAGTAATGATTCTTATGTCTATTCTCGCTTTGGGGTTAGGAGCAGCCCTAACGAGAACAGAAAGAAGCTCTAAGAGTCCATTAGAAAAAACATTAAGGCTGCGACAACTTAATCTTCCTCGTCGCGTAAAAGTTCCACACATTTAGTGACACATGCTTTATCATCTACGTCACAGGTCGTAAGGCACATAAAATATTTATCCACCTCATCAACCTCTTCTGTCTCCCCCTGTGGAGGAGCTAAATGATGCTCCCAGTGACATTTAGCGTACATAATGAACTCCTTGAAACTATTGTGAGAATACCCTCACAAAACGCCCTGGTCAAGGAAAATGTAAAGTTTTGAAATCTCGGCTTTCCACGCTTTGTACCAGTAACAGCTTGCAGGTCCAACGTTTTTTTCTTCACACAGTACCTCTACCTCCTCACTATGCACCCACCATCACCCTCCTCAGGATTCTCCTTATCCTTAGGTAAGCTATCAAACAACAACTGTCCGCATACTTCCATTCTCTTCATATCTAGTTTCAATAAATAACGAGCCAGATTCTGTAAATCTTCCACATTTCTACATTGTTCAATCAGACGGTCATATTTCACATATTCAAACTGTTTTTCTGGGCTATTAATCTCAATCGAACTGGGATCCAGATTAAACTGTAGCATTAGGTGACCCCTATGATACTAGAGAATATACTATAGTAATAAGTAGAGCAGCTATGGCGATCCCGTAAACATTACTAAATAATCTCCACCAAAGGATCATTTACCCTCCTTCTGCGGATCAAACTCACTATTTTTCCAGTTTTCTTTCAGATCCTCTCGACGAGCTTCGATCCACACTCGCGTCTCTTTTCCTAAAGTTTTCACTTGGCGCGACAGAATGCTCCATTCCCTCAAATGGACTTTCCACCGTTCTTGAGCATTTTTCCATTGGTCTTCCCAAGAGATAAAGTTTTCTTCATTTATCTCATACACCTTTTTACGGATGTCGTCGTGCAGTCGTTCGACCACTTCCTCAGTCGTTTCAGTCATGAGATTAATCGTACCAGTTAAAGGAAAAGAAAGCTTCCGTGGATTTAAGGCTGAGACGCTTCAAACAAGTATTGCTTGCGGAGTTCAGTGATGTACTCAAGGTCACGCTCAAATCCTTCACGCATTACGAACTCATCACACCAGGCGAGGAACTCGGAGTCACCAGTGACGCCGATAGTCCCATCTCCGTTATCGGTGATAGTGGATACGTTAGGCATATATAACTACCTACTCACGAATGAGCTCTCCATTCTTATCCCACTTTAAAGCTCTTAAAGGATGGAACTTGTAGCTGGGGCAAATATCGGGGGATCGTGTAGAATTCTTATCATTTATAGAGACCACGGGGGCCTTTACTTGTGTTCTACGGTCCATCCCCCTGAATCCCATTGTTCTGAAATGAAAATACTGTTGTTCTAATTTACCGTGAACTGACCTGCGGTTTGTGTTAATGACAAGCTTTTTAAAGAATTGACATACGTAAGAAACTATTAAGATGTGGAAGCCATTAAAATGAAGGGCATGAGAAAAGCCGAAGTTGAAGAACTCATCGAGAAGGCGATTGCGCGGCACAACGTAAATGCCACTCTGATTTCATGCGCCTTAGGTTTTGGCGTCATGGGTTTTTATGCCGATGGTTTAATTCGCCTAGTTAGGGGTTAATCCTTATCGCGCTTCTTTTTAAGATCAGGATGAGGGGCATAAAGAGGACCCTCATAATCTTTCTTTACAATTTTATCTTTAGAGGTCCATGCGCCAACCAGCCAGATAAGGAACCAAAGCTCCAGCATTATAAAAATGAGGAGCTCAAACTGAAGAGTGCCTAATCTCATTAACCCTCTTTGTAAAATTTACTCAGGTTTTACTTCTGCCGTGGGAATAATCGGCGGCTCCGAAGGAGGTTTAGGAGATTCATCCACGCCGACAATTTTTACGGGCGCATGTTCGATTCTAATTATCTGATGGGGTGAAGTTTGAGACACTTGTGCAATTAATGCTTCAATATCTTTCTTACTAACTGAGTCTGAAGCTCCTGCATTTTTCTTTGCAGATCTTACATCCAAACCAAAACTAGCAATTACAGATGTAAAGATACTAGCTATGAATGTGGGATCTAATCGTTGCTCAGGAATGCCAAGTGCGGGTGGTAGTTCTACATATGCAAGGGTTAATATGCATCCGGACCAAATCAGAACGCCCAGCCTAACTAATGTTGAGATGATTTGAAGTTGCTCATCTTTATCATCTAAACTCGCTCGAATTCCATCAAGAAGACCTTTCTTCTTTCCGTTGCCCTCACTGGGTACTACAGGAGGAACCTTGTGTTGAACACCCATGTTGATTAGCGACCGTTAATAAACTTTTGTAATACTAATCCGTTTAGAATAGTTATGGATAGTTTCTCATTATGTCGAAAAATGAAATACTTACTTATCATCGGAATGATGATTCTCGGAGCCACTGGAGTAAGGGCCGAAACGCCCAATTTCACTCAAGGAAGCATGACGAGTACTACCAATACCGAACAGACGGTAACGGAGACAATCGCAGTAGAGACCTTCGGGGGAGATTACACCAGCTATACCGGAACGAACATCAACCCGAGCGGCGAAATTGGGGGCGCCAATACAACTTATGCAGTTCACACAGCTGGGGAAGACTTTCAGCTAGAAATAGTAGAAAGAGCAGCCGGAATAGTGGAAACAACGGATATCGAGAGAACCATCGAAACTACCGCAGTTATAAACTCCTTGTCGGTCTTCTCTCAGTAATTTTATGTTTACCTTTTCCTGCGTTTGGAGGAAGTAATGATGACCAGACTGATGTAATTGCTAATCCTGTGTCCTCAAATACAGGGTCAGTGACCAACCAAGCAGTGCAAATAAATCAAGGAGGTTATTCCCGCCAAAGTTTTGGAGATGGTCATTATTGCTCTAGTAGCACCTTAGTTGTTAGTCCTTTCTACTTAGGGAATGAAATGGAGCCACGCTGGACCCGTGGTCAGAATTATGGGATCCAAGCCAGTTTTAGCTTTCCTTTAGATGGGGGAATGACTGAACTGTGTAAATCTCTAGCCAAAAGACGTCTGGAGAAAGAACGCTTAGATTTTGAGCTGGTTCGCATGTTGAAGTGCGCCGAGCTCATTAAAACGGGATTTACGATCCGCGTTGATTCTCCTTATGCACGGATCTGTTCCGACGTTGTGCCACTCGTTCGCGAGCCCAAGTTGGAGGTTTCTTCCCCCGAAGTTTCAGAAGACGGTTTACCCCTTGTTTCAGAACCGGCTTCATAATTGTCATTACTTGTTTAAAAAGGGAAGTAGCACCTAAAGCCGCTCCCACACTTACAGCTGAAGTAACAAAAGCTGCCGAGACTATCTCCGGTTTCGGAAGGGGCATCTCATATCCCAACCCGGGAATAGTTACATACGTGGCTTCATTTTCGTAATAAGGGACATCTACCTTTACTTCAGGAGTCGGCTTTTTTTCATCCTTTTTTTCGGTCTTCTTCTCCTTCTCTTGACCTTTATCATCATTGTCCTCTTCCTGAGGAAGAATGGGCTCCAGATCATTCATATCTAGAGGTATCGGAATAGGCGTATACCAAGGGAGTTCCGCGTCTGGTGCATCTACCACGGGGTCTGGTATTGGCATAGCCGGCGCTATCTCCGTCTCACGAGTAAACGGAATAACGGGCAGCGGGATATTAGGCTCTACAACGGGGATCTCTGGAGCATCCACTCGCGCTAGAAGGCTCGTTTAACCGTGGATTTAATTCGACAAACATGTGGACTAACTCGGCTTTCTTCCTTTGCATATATATTTTGCGGGAATTCACAACATAGCCGAACTAGTCCACACATTTCATCCTTTGGATTCGCTTCTGTTTTATTGAAAATCATTTTATTACATGATCCCATGTGTCTCTGAATTTCCTGTCCCAATTATCAATATAAACAGGCATGAAAGCATTAAGTGCAAGTGTAAGGTCTACAATTTCCTCAGTCCTACTATTGTCTACTGCCTCCTGTAGT